GTACCTTGTGAACCTACCGTACCTTGAGTCCCCTGAAGACCCTGACGACCTTGAAGACCTTGAAGACCTTGAAGACCTTGAGTTCCTTGTGAACCTACCGTACCTTGTGAACCTACTGTACCTTGTGAACCTACCGTACCTTGAGTCCCCTGAAGACCCTGACGACCTTGAAGACCTTGAAGACCTTGAAGACCTTGAAGACCTTGAAGACCTTGAACACCTTGAAGTGCTGCAGTTGCAATTGCCTCCCACCTAACACCAGAACCTGTAGAAAGTAATACAGAAGTTGCAGCACCTACTTGGTTGTTTACGTCATAAAGACCAGAACGAAGTCTTATGTTTCCAGTAACGTCTAATTTTTGTGTTGGGTTTGTGGTTCCGACTCCAATATTACCACCATAAGGAGCAAGTTGTATCGTTCCATTCGCATCTACATCAATACTTGGGATACCGGAAACATCATTAACGGAGAAAATAGAACCTGATGTAAGGTTATTTGTAATACTAAACAACTGACCAGCAGAACCTTCCCAAGATAAGGTGCCCGAGTTTAGAGTATCATAATGAACAATATCAATAATTGTTCCTATTCCAACAGTACCAACTCCAGATACTGGTGTTGTATATGTTAGTGATGAAGAACCTGTTGGATTATTAGAACTGTCTTTATATACAATTTGATTTGCAGATCCTGCTACTGGACCTGTTTGACCTTGAAGACCTTGAGTTCCTTGAGAACCAACTGTACCTTGAGTTCCTTGCGCCCCTTGAGTACCTGTACCTCCTGTTCCTCCAGCAGTACCCTGAAGACCTTGAGTTCCTTGTGAACCAACTGTACCTTGTGAACCTACCGTACCTTGTGTCCCCTGAAGACCTTGAAGACCTTGAAGACCTTGAAGACCTTGAGTTCCTTGTGAACCAACTGTACCTTGTGAACCTACCGTACCTTGTGAACCTACTGTACCTTGAGTCCCCTGAAGACCTTGAGTTCCTTGCGAACCTACTGTACCTTGAGTTCCTTGTGAACCTACCGTACCTTGTGAACCTACCGTACCTTGTGAACCTACCGTACCTTGAGTCCCCTGAAGACCCTGACGACCTTGAAGACCTTGAGTTCCTTGTGAACCTACTGTACCTTGTGAACCTACCGTACCTTGTGAACCTACTGTACCTTGTGTCCCCTGAAGACCTTGAGTTCCTTGTGAACCTACCGTACCTTGTGAACCAACTGTACCTTGTGAACCTACCGTACCTTGTGTCCCCTGAAGACCTTGACGACCTTGAAGACCTTGAAGACCTTGAGTTCCTTGTGAACCTACCGTACCTTGTGAACCTACTGTACCTTGTGTCCCCTGAAGACCTTGAAGACCTTGAAGACCTTGAGTTCCTTGTGAACCTACCGTACCTTGTGAACCTACCGTACCTTGTGAACCTACTGTACCTTGGGAACCAACTGTACCCTGAAGTCCCTGAGTTCCTTGTGAACCAACTGTACCTTGTAGACCCTGAAGTCCCTGAGTTCCTTGTGAACCAACTGTACCTTGAGTTCCTTGTGCTCCTTGAGTACCCTGAAGACCTTGCAATCCAGCAGCAAATGAAGTTGTCCAACTAACTCCCGCACCAGTAGAAATTAATACAGAACCACCAGCACCTACATTTCCATAAAAATCTCTTAATCCAGAATCAAGTTCTACGGTCTGTACAAATGTTGATAAACCAGTAATTCTAAGTTGTGGAGAAGTAATTGTACTATCAGTAACCTGCATACCACCAGCAGCAAGTCTTACGCCATTAGGGACTTGATTAGTACCAATACCTACACCATAATTAAATAACCAGGCATCAGTATTCAGTCCGGTAAAAGTACCAGACTTAATCCACATAATTTGTTTATATGTGGATGGAATATCATCAGTACCAACACCGGCATTAATATCAAATAATGGACTTCCTACCGTAGATGCAACTGCAATACCACCGTGATTTGCTGTCGTATCATTAGAAATAACTACACCACCAGCAGTAGTCGCTAAACCAACAATAATATCTTTGTCTCTAACAGTTAAAGTTGATGCAGCAATAAGAACTGATGTTCCTCCAATTGTTACATTACCACCAACATAAAGATTAGCACCATCAAAAGTTAAATTACCAGAACCAGTAGGATTGTTAGAACCATCTTTATATACAATTTGATTTGCAGATCCTGCTACTGGACCTGTTTGACCTTGAAGACCTTGTAGTCCCTGAGTTCCTTGTGAACCTACTGTACCTTGAGTACCTTGAGTTCCCTGCTGACCCTGAGTTCCTTGAGTACCCTGCTGTCCCTGAGTACCCTGACGACCTTGAAGACCTTGAGTTCCTTGTGAACCTACTGTACCCTGAAGTCCCTGAGTACCTTGTGAACCTACTGTACCTTGAGTGCCTTGAGTGCCTTGAGTTCCTTGAGTACCCTGCTGACCCTGAGTTCCTTGTGAACCTACTGTACCCTGAGTTCCTTGAGTGCCCTGTGTTCCTTGGGTGCCCTGAAGACCTTGAGTTCCTTGAGTTCCTTGAGTGCCCTGAAGACCTTGAGTTCCCTGAGTACCCTGAAGACCTTGAGTTCCTTGACGACCTTGAGTACCCTGAAGACCTTGAGTACCCTGAAGACCTTGAGTACCTTGAGTACCTTGGAGACCTTGTGTTCCCTGGAGACCTTGAATACCCTGAGTTCCCTGAGTTCCTTGAGTACCCTGAAGACCTTGAGTACCTTGTGTTCCTTGAGTGCCTTGAAGACCTTGTGTTCCAGCAGCAGAAGGTGCAGTCCAAGAAACACCAGCACCAGTTGAGACTAAGATAGAACCAGCAGCACCTACATTATTATAGATGTCCCTTAATGTAGAATTTAATTCAATAGGACTCTCAAAAACAAAGTTTCCAGAACCATCAATTTGTGCTCTTACTGCTGAATTACTAACATCAACAAAACGAAGATTTGGTGTTGAAGTATTTCCATAAACATCAATATACCAAGCAGTTGCATTATCAGTTGCTCTACCAAAACTTAACTGACCACCTTCATTAGATGTATCAACTCTACCTGCCTTGATTTCTCCACCAACAACATCAAGTTTAATTCCAGATGCAGGATTTATGGTTCCAATACCAACACTTTGAGTTACTGCATCATATACAAAATTAGTCGCGCCAGCAGATACATTATTATTATTGAATATAATCTGCTTATTAATACCAGCAACAGGACCAATTAATCCTTGAAGACCTTGTGTTCCTTGAATACCTTGAAGACCCTGAAGTCCTTGTGTTCCTTGTGTTCCCTGAGTGCCCTGAAGACCTTGTGTTCCTTGGGTTCCTTGTGAACCTACTGTACCTTGTGAACCTACTGTACCTTGTGAACCTACTGTACCCTGAGTTCCTTGTGAACCTACTGTACCCTGAGTTCCTTGAGTACCCTGCTGACCCTGAGTACCCTGAAGTCCCTGAGTACCTTGAGTCCCCTGAAGACCCTGACGACCTTGAAGACCTTGAGTTCCTTGTGAACCAACTGTACCCTGAAGTCCCTGAGTACCTTGAGTTCCTTGTGAACCTACTGTACCCTGAAGTCCCTGAAGACCTTGAGTTCCTTGTGAACCTACTGTACCCTGAGTGCCTTGAGTTCCTTGTGAACCTACTGTACCCTGAGTGCCTTGAGTGCCTTGAGTACCCTGGAGTCCTTGAATACCTTGCAAAGCAGCATTTTGGATAGTTGCTTTCCCTACAACTGTTCCACTTACATCATAAAGTGCAATAAAGTCACCACTTTGAGGGTCTGCAACAGTAGGCAATCCATTAATATCAAGACTTGTGGCAGTTCCAATAAATCTTGCCGCAGTTACTGTAGTATCAGTAACCTGCATACCACCAGCAGCAAGTCTTACGCCATTAGGGACTTGATCAGTACCAACACCAACCGCATAATTAAATAACCAGGCATCAGTTCCAAGTCCGGTAAAGGAACCAGCCTTCAACCACATAATTTGCTTATATGTGGATGGAATATCATCAGTACCAACACCGGCATTAATATCAAATAATGGATAACCTTCTGTGGATGCAACTGCAATACCGCCGTGATTTGCTGTTGTATCAGTAGAAACATCCTGATTTAAACCATTAGTTGTAATACCAAGAATAATATCTTTATCATTAACTTTAAGCTCATTTACAGCAATAAATGCAGTAGTTCCACCAACAGTTATATTTCCACTAACATTTAAATTAGAATTGATAATGGTGGAACCATTAACAGTAAGACCAGTAAATGTAGGATTATCAGTTAAGGTAATAGTTGAACCGGCACCAGATGCTGTTACCGTTATATTTTGCCCTATGAAATTAAGAGCAGCAACACTATTTGCAGTACCTACAATAGTACCTTCTTCACGAATAGTAAGACCAGTAATTGCAGATGCAGATGCCGCATCAACCCAATCTAATCCAGAACCAGTTGATATAAGAACTTGCCCAGATACTCCAGATTGATTATTATTATCAAAGAGAGAACCACGAAGTCTTATATTTCCATTTACATCTAAGTTTGTTGTTGGGGTTGTGGTTCCAATACCAACTCTTTGATTTACGGCATCATATACAAAATTAGTCGCGCCAGCAGATACATTATTATTATTGAATATAATCTGCTTATTAATACCAGCAACAGGACCAATTAATCCTTGAAGACCTTGTGTTCCTTGAATACCTTGAAGACCCTGAAGTCCTTGTGTTCCTTGAGTACCTGTACCTCCTGTTCCTCCAGCAGTACCTTGAAGACCCTGAAGTCCTTGTGTTCCTTGAGTACCTGTACCTCCTGTTCCTCCAGCAGTACCTTGAAGACCCTGAAGTCCTTGTGAACCAACTGTACCTTGTGAACCTACTGTACCCTGAAGTCCCTGAAGACCTTGAGTTCCTTGTGAACCTACTATACCCTGAAGTCCCTGAAGACCTTGAGTTCCTTGTGAACCTACTATACCCTGAAGTCCCTGAAGACCTTGTGAACCAACTGTACCTTGTGAACCTACCGTACCTTGAGTCCCCTGAAGACCTTGAAGACCTTGAGTTCCTTGTGAACCAACTGTACCTTGAGTCCCCTGAAGACCCTGACGACCTTGAAGACCTTGAGTTCCTTGTGCTCCTTGAGTACCCTGAAGTCCTTGAGTACCCTGAAGTCCTTGAGTACCTTGAGTACCTTGAGTACCCTGGAGTCCTTGAATACCTTGAGTACCTTGAGTTCCCTGGAGTCCTTGAGTACCTTGGAGTCCTTGAGTACCTTGAGTACCTTGAGTACCTTGAGTACCCTGGAGTCCTTGTGTACCTTGAGTACCTTGAGTACCTTGAGTACCCTGGAGTCCTTGTGTACCTTGAGTACCTTGAGTACCTTGAGTACCCTGGAGTCCTTGAGTACCTTGAGTACCTTGAGTACCTTGTTGACCTTGAGTTCCTTGAGTACCCTGGAGACCTTGAGTACCTTGAGTACCTTGAGTACCTTGTTCTCCCTGAAGACCTTGAGTACCTTGTGTTCCCTGCTGACCTTGAAGACCTTGAGTACCCTGGAGACCCTGAGTACCTTGTATTCCCTGTAGGGCTGCATCCTGAATTGTTGATTTATAAATTTGGTCAGTTGCATTATCATAAATTAAAATCAAATCATCAGAAGTTACACTACTTGTAGATATTTGACCTTTAATCGCTTGTTTTGTAACAATACCATCAAGGTATGGAGAAGTTACAGTAGTATCAGTAACTTGCATTCCACCAGCAGCAAGTCTTACTCCATAAGGAACTTGAGTTGAACCAATACCTACACCATAATTAAATAACCAAGCATCAGTTCCAAGTCCAGAATAAGTTCCAGACCTAACCCACATTATTTGCTTGTAACTTTCTGGAAGTGTATTAGCAGTACCAACTTGGAATGGAACTAATGGGATTCCTTCGGTAGATGCAATAGCAATACCACCGTGATTTGCGGTCGTATCAGTCGGTAAAGATATTGTTGTTAAACCCAGGACAATTTCTTTGTCCTGAACTCTTAGTTCTGTTGCACTAATATAAACTGATGTACCACCAATTGTTAGATTATTTTGAACATTTAAATCATAGACATTTAATTGAGTCCCATCAAAAGTTAAATTATTAGAACCAGTTGGATTATTAGAACCATCTTTATAAACAACTTGGTTTGCAGAACCTGCTACTGGACCGGTTTGACCTTGAAGACCCTGGAGTCCTTGTGTACCTTGAGTACCTTGAGTACCTTGAAGACCCTGGAGACCCTGAGCACCCTGAGCACCCTGAGTACCTTGAGTACCTTGAGTACCTTGAAGACCCTGAAGTCCTTGAAGTCCTTGAAGACCCTGAGTACCTTGAGTTCCTTGTGAACCTACTGTACCTTGTAGACCCTGAGTGCCTTGAGTCCCCTGAAGACCCTGAGTACCTTGAGTACCTTGAGTACCTTGAGTACCTTGAGTACCCTGCTCACCCTGTAGTCCCTGAGTACCCTGGAGTCCTTGTGTACCTTGAGTACCTTGAAGACCCTGGAGACCCTGAGCACCCTGAGCACCCTGAGTACCTTGAGTTCCTTGTGAACCTACTGTACCTTGTAGACCCTGAGTGCCTTGAGTCCCCTGAAGACCCTGAAGACCTTGAGTACCTTGAGTACCTTGAGTACCCTGCTCACCCTGTAGTCCCTGAGTACCCTGGAGTCCTTGTGTACCTTGAGTACCTTGAGTACCTTGAAGACCCTGAGCACCTTGAGTACCCTGCTCACCCTGTAGTCCCTGAGTACCCTGGAGACCTTGTGTACCTTGAGTACCTTGAGTACCCTGAGTACCCTGAGTACCTTGAGTACCTTGAAGACCCTGAGTACCCTGAGTACCTTGAGTACCTTGAAGACCCTGAAGTCCTTGAAGACCTTGAGTACCTTGAAGACCTTGAGTACCTTGGAGACCTTGAGTACCTTGAAGTCCTTGAAGACCCTGAGTACCTTGAGTACCCTGAGTACCTTGAAGACCTTGTATTCCCTGAGTACCCTGAGTACCTTGAAGACCTTGTATTCCCTGAGTACCCTGAGTACCTTGAAGACCTTGAGTTCCCTGGAGTCCTTGCTCACCCTGGAGTCCTTGAGTTCCTTGCGTACCTTGAGTACCTTGCGTACCTTGAGTACCTTGCTCACCCTGGAGTCCTTGAGTACCTTGCTCACCCTGGAGTCCTTGAGTACCTTGAGTGCCTTGATGACCTTGAAGACCCTGAGTACCTTGAGTGCCTTGATGACCTTGAGTACCTTGTTCTCCTTGAAGACCCTGAAGTCCTTGAGTACCTTGTTCTCCTTGAAGACCTTGAGTACCTTGAAGACCTTGAGTACCTTGTTCCCCTTGAAGACCCTGAGTACCTTGAGTACCCTGAGTACCTTGAAGACCTTGTATTCCCTGAGTACCCTGAGTACCTTGAAGACCCTGAAGTCCTTGAAGACCTTGAGTACCTTGAAGACCTTGAGTACCTTGTTCTCCTTGAAGACCCTGAAGTCCTTGAGTACCTTGTTCTCCTTGAAGACCTTGAGTACCTTGAAGACCTTGAGTACCTTGAAGACCTTGAGTACCTTGTTCTCCTTGAAGACCCTGAAGACCTTGTATTCCCTGAGTACCCTGAGTACCTTGAAGACCTTGAGTACCTTGTTCTCCTTGAAGACCCTGAAGTCCTTGAAGACCCTGAAGTCCTTGAAGACCTTGAAGACCTTGAGTACCTTGTTCCCCTTGAAGACCCTGAAGTCCTTGAAGACCTTGAGTACCTTGAAGACCTTGAGTACCTTGAAGACCTTGAGTACCTTGTTCCCCTTGAAGACCCTGAAGTCCTTGAAGACCCTGAAGACCCTGAAGTCCTTGAGTACCTTGAAGACCTTGCAACGCAGCATTTTGAATTGTTGCCTTTCCTACAACTGTCCCACTTACATCATAAAGAGCAATAAAGTCTCCACTCTGCGGATCGGCAATTAAAGGAAGACCATTAATATCAAGATTTGATGCAGTTCCATTAAAACGAGTCGCAGTTACTTCAGTATCAGTAATCTGAACATTACCAACTGCCAAACGAACTCCATAAGGAACTTGAGTTGAACCAATACCAACACCATAATTAAATAACCAGGCATCAGTATTCAATCCGGCAAAAGCACCGGACTTGAACCACATTATTTTCTTATATGTGGCAGGTAATGTTTCAATACCAACAATATTGAGACTTACAAGAGGAGTTCCTTCGGTAGATGCAATTGCAATACCACCGTGATTTGCCGTTGTATCTGTGGAAACATCATTACCCTGAGAATCGGTTGTAAATCCAAGAATAATGTCCGCATCACTAACTCTAAAGTTTTCAACAAGAATATAACCTGCTGTACCACCAACAGTAATATTTCCAGTTACATTAAGATTATTATTAACCTGTAAATCATTTCCAATCGTTACATTTCCAGGTAAAGTTGGATTTGTTGAAATTGAAACAACAGGAGTTGAACTTTCTCCCGTTCCTCCTGATACATAAATCTGATTTGCCGCCCCAGAAATTGTCTGAATATAATCTCCAAATGTATCAGTTCCTAACCCAACACTATTTGGTTGAATAGTTGCTGCTAATGATACATTACCAGTTCCATCAAAACTAATTGGAGAAGCAACAACATCTCCAGTAATTTCAAAAGTTCTTGGAGTGACTAATTGAATTGCAGATGCGGCAATGCCTGTCAAGCTGCCTACAAATCCACCAAGAGATGTAGTTATACCTGTAATATAAGCGTCTCCAGAAATAGTAATCCCAGATTCGGTTGTTTCAAGTTTTACATTATTATTATAATAAAGTTGAGCACCACCATTAGGATTAAAAATTGCGCTTGTAACTGTGGCAAAAGGATCCGCAATTTGAATGTTGTTGCCTAAAATATAAAGAGTAGATCCAGAAATATCACGAATTATTGAACTATTACCATTAGAATAAATCTCTAAATCTGGATTATCACCAAAATATAATCTATCATTAGATCTAAAATATGCATTATTTTCAAATGTTGTAATTCCAGAAATAATTAAATCCGAATTAATACCAACTCTACCACCAAAAGTAGAAACTCCCGTTACATTTAAATTATCTGCAGTAAGATCATCAAAAAATACATCATCGGTTACATATAAATCACCAACAATATTTGTATCACCAATAACTTTAAGAGAATATTGTTCGGCATTTGTCGTTCCAATACCTACCTTTCCCGTTACCTGAATAACAGTCTTATCTTCACTATAGGATGATAAACCTACTTTGAGTTCTCTTTGCCTACCGCTGACGTACTTATCCATTTTTTAGTTAAGAGTTTCGAGAATACTGGATACAAACTTAATATCAGTATTATTACTTGCAGATAATTTTAAAACATCACTAGATTCAAGAACCAACTTTCCGGATAATAAATTTGCACTATCACTTGAGGAGATTGGATATGATTTAAGAAGTTCGGTAGTCACCGCAATTCCTGTTCTCTTATTAGTTCTTTGATGAGATAAAGAAACTATTTGAGTATCTGACCCTACATTTGTTGCCTGTGCCAAAAGAACAACACCAGTATATCCAACGGGTGCAGTATAAATTCCAACCGTGTTTGTTGACCCAACAGAAGTAATTGTTTTAAATATATTAAGTGCTAGTGCCATTCTTTAATCTCCTCCTAGTGCTAAAATAAATGGTGTAAGGGTCGAAAACAAACTCTTAGAATAAAATGTACCAGAGATAGTACCAGTCTGTTGATTAATTACAACACCATCACCAATTCTAAAGTTCCCAGATTGGTCCGTACTTGTAAATACAACTAATCCTCCATTACGAGCATCAGTTTCATTTTCCTGAATTGGAACACCACCAGTTGTAGGAAGAGCAGTTGCAATTTCAGTACCAGAACCAATATATTCTAATGAATGCCCAGATGCCAAAATACGACTCTGTTTAAAAAATGGCACCTGAGTTCCGATTCCAACTTCATAAGGAACATTATCATTTACCGTAACAGTACAAATACCGGCAGAAATTGGAGTAGAACTTAAGATTGAATAATAAGTTGGAACCATTACGGGAACCGCTATTGCTGTATTTATCCCAACTTCAGGACCGGTTAATGTAACTGTCGGAGTAGAAACATATCCCCTACCACTAGAAACCATATCAATTGCAACCACCGACCCATCTTTAACTTCCGCAACTGCTTGTGCAGTAACTCCAAAATTAGTTTCTGGATCAGATATAGTAATTTCGGGAGAAACAGAATATCCAGACCCACCAATACTTACCAATATTTTTTCTACTGTATAGAAAAGTTCACCAAAATAAATCACCTGACCGTCAAAGGGTCTTATGACATTAATCTTTGCAGTTCCACCAGAGGCATAAGTATGGGAAAATGTAGAAACTCCAGTATAAACTGAGAATGATGTAGATGAAGCAATACTCACGACTTCAAAAATGTATCCATAATTTCCAGAAGGAAAATTGGAAATAGTGCTAATTGATACAATACCATTATTCACATAATTATGAGTAATTGTAGAAGTCCCTACATTTACCACAAACTGATTAGATGCCGGTATTGATATTACATTAAAAATATGATTAGAAGCTCCATTATTATCTCCCGGTGCTGGTGGAAAATATGCCGTAGATATACCACCACCAGAATTACAAGAAAATACCAAATTAGACATCGTAACACTGATACCAACAGTAAAATTATGATTAGTAGATGTCGTTACGGTCAAAATACCAGTCGTATTAGTATAATTTGCAGTACTAATATTATAATTAGTAACTGCATTTACCGAAGAACAGGTAAATTTCAATCCGGAAATTGAAACTCCCATTCCAACATTAAAATTATGTGGAGCATTTAAAGTAATTGTAGAGAGTCCTGTAGTATTATTATAAAGTGCGTTTGTAACATTTAAAGTTGGAGTATTTAAATTCAATACAAAAGTATCTGAATTTTCTGCCGCAGCACTTGTGACTATTCCCGTATATTTCAAGGGTCCAATACCATCCGCAACTAGTCCAAAATTACCAAAAGAGGAGTTTGAGTTTGTAAGGTCACATGCAGCACCAGACCCACAAAAAACTGCAACATCATCGCAAATAGTAAAGAGAGAAACTAACTGAGCATATCCCTCATTGGTCATCGATGCTCCAATACCACCCTGATTATATTGAGTATAGGAGTCAAGAACCATACTCTTAGTTGGTCCTATGGCATCATTTCCATCAATCTTTAATCCAATACTGTTTGGAATAAAGTTTGTACAGTTCTGAATATAAGGTGATTGATTGAAGTATCCAATCTCTACTGGATTAAAGGCAAAAATTGCACCAGTATTTGCAGGTCCAACAAAGGACATTTCGGCAATATAATTTCCATTACTTACATAAAAAAGGTCTGCTTGATTTTGTGGAGTGACGGAGACCTCTCTTAAACTATCCCCAACAATACTAACTTGTTCGGGAATCTTAATTGGATTATTTTCTATATAACTTCCAGCACTAACCTTAATAACAGTTCCTGTTGTTGCTGCCTCAACTGCTCCTCGGATGGTTCGTTTTGCGTCTCCGAGTTTTTTTCCTGTATTTGTATCGCTTCCGTCTGTTGTGACATATAAAATATTTGTTACTGTTGCTCCGGCGCCGATGCGGATAATATCAGTTCCTATTCCAGTACGGTCCCTCCTTGCGGTTAATTCACCATCATAAGTGTTGTAGGCTAATTCTCCACTTAAGAGATTCTCTATTGTAGGTCTTTTACCTGGAACAGCAGACCTTCTAATCCTAATGGGGGTTCCGTCCATTTATAACATTCGGTATTTACCAAAATTAGACAGTATATACTGCCATTTGATTTATTTATAAAACCTCAAGAAGCATTATTTTTTCTTGGACGATAGGCATAAAGATTTGTGGGTAATGGAGGTTTCATCCATTCTTGTATTTTATCAAATCGTTCTTCACTATAAAAATCTTGCTGAACATACCACAGTTTCCAGTGCTCGTGCCCCTTAGATTGATTACAGGAATGGCAAGAGCATACTACATTCGTAGTAGTATCTAATCCACCTTTTGATTGAGGAACTATGTGGTCTATTGTAAGATTATCTTCGGACTCACAATAGGCACACTTATGATTCCAACTCTCTTTGATATCTTTTCTCCATATTCGTTTAGCATCCCCAGAACTTGCTGTACAAAGATTAAACAGATACTCTTTAGGCGAATGGAGAGGTCCCATAAGTTACTGCGACTTATGATTATTTAGAGTTATTGAGATGGTTTCTTTTAGACAAATCCAAATATAACTAAACTGTTCGGATAATGTTGTCTTATGATTCATTCTTCTTTATTTCTTCCAAAATTATAACCCCAATAAATGATATACAAATCAAAGAAAACATTAAACCAATTGATATTTTGCATCATACCACAAAAGGTTTTTGTTGACCCTCGGGAAGTTTAATTTGTGGTAGTGATCTGTTAGGTCCATTTCCACCAGTTGAGATTGGACTTTCCCAAGAACTACCAACAGCACCTTGCACTACCTCATTCGTAGGAAGTGCTTTCGGCATTTCAATATCAATCACCTGACCCATCAGGAACTTATTTCTTAAGATTGACCGATTAGCAGGGTCAAAAGCAACCATTGCCAGTGCATCTTGTTCTTCACCACAGTCTAGGATTTTTCTACCAGTCTTAGTCTCAATGACGGAAAAATAATCTTCTGTATTATACTTTTTCATTATTTGGTTGCGAAGGAATTACTGGATTACGATTGACATTCTTAATGACGATAAAAGCATCTTTTTGATAAGTAACAGTACCAAAAGGTTTAGACCACTTTGGATTTGCATCTGGATGAGTTGCAGTACCAGTTATGGCACAACCACCGACTTGTACTACAATCTCATCCGTTGGTTCCCATCCAAGTTCTGCGATGAGTTCGTTAATCCTTTCTATCATTTTGCTTTTGAGTTCTTTCAGTATTATAGACCATTTTTATCGGTCTGTAAAGATTAGGCCAAGTATCTTGGATAATCTCTGCGAGGATATCATCAATACTTTTCCAAACAATATATGCCGTTCTTTTCAGTAATCGCAGAGCAAGTATCCACAAAATCACCACAACACATATAAGTGATTTTACCAAAGTTACGAATATTTCCAGAATGTATATGCCCGCAAATTACACCAGAATATTTCTTATCTCTTTGGGCACAATAAGAAGCAATATCGGTCTCATATTGATTGATATAATTCTTTCCTCTTACAGTATTCTTGAGGAAATATACTAAAGAAAATCTAAAGAATCTTTCCAACCAAATACTTAAGGGTGTAATTAATTCATAACCTTTATTGAACATTAATTGCTTCCAAGACCCAGAAGAGTACTCAGAATACTTATCTCCGTGAATACAAAGAAACTTATTTCCCTTTGAGTCCTTATGAATATACTCTTCTACCATCTTAAAGTTCTTGTGTTCAAAGTCAGTATAACGACGAATCATTCCCTCGTGATTACCAAGAATATAAACAATCTCGGTTCCTTTCTTTGCGAGATTGAGTATTTGATGAACGCATTCAGTATGTTCCTTTTTCCAAAGAGTATTATATTTTTCCATACAGTAGATGTCTATAATGTCACCTACCAGAACTAACTTTTTGGTTTTGAGTTCTTTCAGAAACTTAAGAAACTTTTCGGTATTACATCTTGGAGTTCCTAAATGCACATCTGAAACAAATACCGTATCGTAAGTCATAAAGAGTTATGGTTTTATCTTATGTATTATAGCAGAGACATTATGAAAAGGAACACTCCGAATGCTATGAATGCTGCGAGGATTGTTAGCATCTTTCTATAAATGAAATTACTTCTTGAACTGGTAAAGTATCTATAAAGTGTTCGGTCATTCCACGACCCATACTCATTTCATTTAGTGGTGCCTTATATGAAGAAAAATGATTAAGAACTTTCCTTTCCAAGTTCCAAATATCTATGGACTTCCCAGACCATTCTCCAATCAGTTCTGCGGTTTCTTTTTTACGATATAACCAACCCTTATAAGACCTACCGACTTTATACTTACCATTATGGAGTTTTATGAAATAGAGTTTGTCTGGATGCTCTGGGTCTTTACATACCCACCCGATTGATTGTGGATATGGTTTTCCTTTTCTAGGACTAACTTTTCCAGTATTTGCTTTTTTGGTTGCTTCTATTGCTTTTTGAGAACAAGATTTTCCATAGTTTGGATTATTTTCTCCAGCATAACTTCTTCTTTTACTTATAACTCTTTCAGCAAAATCTGGTGCTTGTGCCGGATTTCCATAGTCATTACGAATACGAATTTTTACACCACATTCCTTAAGAACTTTACTGACCTTATGATGAGAGATGTTAAGTTGTTTAGCAACATCTCTCATTTTCATACCAGAATTATATAAATCTATTATTTCATTTACCACAACTTCTATACCAAAGTTATAACTATTTATAAAAAAAGGAACTTCGAAGAGTTCCCTTATTATACCATTATTTGGTTTTTATATCAACCGATTGACGGTGCCGTTAAAGCAACTTCTTGAGTAGAAGCGGCAGCAAGGTCAAGTGGAAAATTGTGAGCATTCCGTTCATGCCGTTTTTGTTATCGTAAGAACTCTTTATTTCTTACTTCTTACTGTCGCCAGTAAGACCAGACTATCTCTTCATCCGTTCTGGATGCTGGGCATTCGTGGGTAGATTATTGTTGGAACTCACTACCTAGTCGTTAGACCTGCCGAAGAACCTATGTCCTCTTCGGATTGGTACGGGATTGTCTACTTGAGAGTTTCCCCGTTTAACCCAGTTTCGTCAAGGAATATTCCTATTCCAGGGTGACTACATTTAGGAAATCACTTCCATACCAAGACCAGCACGATTAAGAATGTCAGCCCAAGTAGGAATTACTCGGTTTTGACTATCAACGATGGACTGGTTAAAATTAAAACCGTTGCACTAGACCCATAAGTTTTCCATCCTTATGGAGTGGACTATATCTTCATCCCAGTAGGATGTCGGACGCTTAAACCTGTTATTAAGGAAACTATATTCCTCAGGTAGTCTCTGAACCTTTCTTGAGTGTACTCAAGACTTGGCTGCTGATTGCCCTTTTATTTGGAGGGTTTCCAGCAATTCATCCGATGTTTGCCGTTAAATTGCTTTAACGGAACCCCAATTGAGGTTAAAAGCCATCGTAGAAACCCCGAGAGCAGTGAACCAAATTCCAACAACAGGCCATGTAGCAAGAAAGAAATGAAGCGACCTAGAGTTATTAAACGAAGCATATTGAAAAATAAGGCGTCCAAAATAACCATGAGCGGCAACGATATTGTATGTCTCTTCTTCTTGTCCGAACTTGTAACCATAATTCTGTGATTCAGTTTCTGTAGTTTCACGAACGAGTGACGAAGTAACCAAAGAACCGTGCATCGCAGAGAACAGTGAACCACCGAACACACCAGCAACTCCAAGCATGTGGAATGGGTGCATAAGGATGTTATGTTCTGCCTGGAATACAAGCATATAGTTAAAAGTACCAGAGATGCCTAGTGGCATAGCGTCAGAGAAAGAACCTTGACCGAAGGGATAGACCAAGAATACGGCACTCGCAGCAGCAACAGGTGCTGAGTAAGCGACGCAAATCCAAGGACGCATACCTAGACGGTAAGAAAGTTCCCATTCACGACCCATATAAGCATAGATGCCGATGAGGAAGTGAAATACAACGAGTTGGAATGGACCCCCATTATAGCAATCGGGGGACTATATGTTTCCATATAGATTGGACTATATCTTCACCTTATTTCTATTTAAGGTGTTGGGCGCTAATCTGGTATTACTCAACACGCTTGTTGACCCCAGTAGTCTCTGAACCTTCCACAGAAGTATCGTCTGTGGCTTGGCTGCTGATTGCCTTGTCGTATAAACGATTTAGGGTTCCAGCAATTCACCCAATTTATAGTGACCCTATTTTACTTAAGCCACTCATCAAGACTTGCAGCTTCCCAGATTGGGTAGAAATGCAGTCCGATAGCATTAGAAGAAGGAACAACGGCACCAGAGATGATGTTGTTACCATACATTAGAGAACCCGCTACTGGTTCACGAATGCCGTCAATGTCCACTGGGGGAGCACCAACGAAAGCGATAATGAAGCAAACCGTTGCCGCAAGAAGGCAAGGCACCATCAATACACCAAACCACCCGACATAAAGACGATTATTGGTAGATGTAATCCAGTCACAGAAATCGTTCCAAGTATTTGTGGAACGTTGTTGAGCAATTGTAGCAGTCATTTAAATAAAAAGGGTAAGTATGAGTTCGGGGGAACGAACTGGTTACATTATGTTCCACGACACCCTCCATCGTGGATATGAGGGATTCTTTACTTCTCGTGATCCCGGTTGGAGAAGACACGGTTCTTAATCCGTGTATGTATATATAATAACACTGTTAGGAAATCCTGTCAATAGGTCCAATTACCTAAGTGGCACAGCATAAATAAGAACCCTTTGTCAGCAGGAATATTCGTTGATTTTATCCAAAACCATATTCAAGTATTGGTCCGCAAGTGCTTTTGGGTCCGAAGTATATCCAATATGTTCAGTCTGAAGTTTCTGCTTCAACTTCAGAACCTGATACTTCATTTCTTCTTTAGTCAATTGTCCTCTGGGCATAAAAAATCCTTCTCTCCGTATTTAGAGAGAAGGATTGATATAATTATTTTTTTAATGTGAGTTTCAATATATTAAGTGCTATTGCTGATATGAATACTCCGCAGAATATTGAGAGAATATCAGAAGTCACCATACTCCCGGAAGAATTTGACCGGTGGTAAGATAAGTGCCTACGGCAATTACAAAACCAAGCATGGCAAGTCTTCCGTTTAAAATTTCTGCCTCGGGGGTAAATCCAAATTTCATTTTGTTTCTCCTTAGTAAGTGTCGGAAAGTTGATTGATAGAGTGTGCAAGAAGCACAAGAAAAGAAATGCTCGTTACGGTAAAAATGAGTTCGTTCATCAGATTACACCAAAGAAGAGGTTCCCTGTGAGTGCATAAGAAACAACTGCGGCAACAAATCCTAGCATTGCCCATCTTGAATTTGCCTTTTCTGCTCTTTCCGCATAAGTCTCAAGTGCATAACGCTCTGCATCAGTTGGAGACACATACATTTCAGGTTCCTTTGCGAACAGGTTTTGTTGCCCGTGCTCATTAGTCGTAACGGTCATCGTAGTTTCATTAAGAACTATGTCATTATATATGCAGAGGAGGGCGTTGTCAAGTACCCAAAGTCAGAAGACCCTAACTTTGTGGCGGGGATGGGTTTGTAATCCTACCAAGATATGGATCATAATTCATCAAGTCATCAATTTTCATATCATAACCCTGGCGTTCCCAAAAATGAAGAAGACCATCGTGACTTTGACGATGAAAAACATCAATATGTTCTGGATGAATGGAAGAACCTAAAGCAATCTTATAAAGGAACAAAGGAATTGAAAAAGTATTACCAGAATTGTAAATCAAGTCATCAGCAACTGCTCTGGGCTTTACACCATTATCAAGTTTGTACTTATCTCCACGAACATGATGTCTTAGAATCTTTTCTGCATGATGTCGAGTAATCATATAAGCGGCAGTTGAAAAATCATTCACAAATCTCTTATGAAGTTTAACATGTAAATCACCGGTACAAATAATGGCAAGTTGAATTACATCATAATCATAAGGAACTTTAGCAACAAAATCACTCCAAGTAAAGTTCCAGAATCTGACAAGTTGTAAATCTACATCATCTTCCATAATCACCGCATAGGGACTGTCAGAGGTCTCTATCCAGTGCTTGAGTGCCTTGAGATGAGAAGTTGTACATCCAATCTCACCAGAGGTCATATTGTCAGGATAGCGACCCTTAATGATGTCGCTCAGGTCATCTTCTCTTCCATCATAGGCAGAGATACGAGTATAGTTTTCTATCTCCCAGTACTTAAACTGCTCCTCCATATATTCCTTTCTTTCTGGTTGCCCATCAAGATTAAGATAATAAATAGGTCCAATATTCTTAAGTTTATATGCCGCTTTATTTTTGTCCATCGTAAATTAAATTTTATTTAAATTGTAAGATTGATATTTTTTCAAGTATTTTTGAGACTGATAATATCTCTCTAGTTGTTTTTGATTTAGACTTTGTAAGTAATCCCACAACTCATTATTTCTCCTAATGTGTGGATTACCAAAGCCAGAATTATGACCTCTAAAATGTTCTAGATGATATACATATGAATAATCAATTCTCCCAACATTATAACCTAAAATTTTAAAACGTAAATATCTTTCTTTGTCTTCCGGAGACCAAGAAATAAAGTTCTCATTTTCCATTCCGGCATTAATATAGGATTTTCTCTTAAAGAATTGAACATGTCCAAACTCAGACCTATAAATATTTGATTTTTTTTCTAAAATTGAAAAATCAAAATCATTATTAATAAAATCACTTACAAGTTCATCAGTTGTAAAAATTTGATACTGATAGTCTCCAAACCCATACGGATAGACTAAATCATAATTTTTTTCTACGATTAATTTTACTGCTTCTATACATGCCTCTGGTTTCAATAAAGCATCACAATCATAATTAACCACAACATCAGTTTTTACTTGATCTAGCATTTCGTTTAGAATTTTCATTCTATGAAATTCTAAACTATCAGATTCTTCAAACAAATATATAAGATTATTAATTTCATCTTCATCCAAAAATTCTTTAATTTGTTCTATAACATACTCTTGAACAAGAGGTTTAGAATCAACTTCTTTTAAGATTACTTTGGTGTTAAAAGTTTTAAGAAGATAGCAAAGAACTGTAGTAATATTTCTAGTTCTATCACCAGAATCAATCCTAATAGGAATTATGAAAGTACAATCTGATAAGTCTATTTTTTTCATATTTTAATCCACTCATCCAAATATAAATCTTGTGTTTGATTTTTAGAAGTATTACTATCTTCCCCAAACCACCGCAAAGGAGCAATCACTTTTTTAGATTTTGCTAACCATGCACCCCACCAAGAGAATGAAGAATTAGCAATAATATGATAATCGCACATACTCATCAAACACAAATCAATAAATCCATTATGAGATTCTGAAATAATAAATCGTTCCGATTCAAATAATTTTTGCGACTGACACCAACCAACATCATCGGAAAAAATTATTACAGGAATATCAGAATCAAAGTGTTCTAGTGCTCGTTCATAATACGAAAGACTGCAAGGAGGGTGATTCGTAGAATTAGATACATAATCAGTTCGTCTTACATGCAGAGCAATAATTTCATCAAACTTAAAATTAGATACACAGGGTTCTAAAATATAATTTTTAAATGTAAAATCTTCTCTGATACTATCTTCAATATGTTTGAAATATTTTTCACTCTGATAATATCCATGTAAATTTACATTATCTGGACAGTTATCAACATACTCTGGGTCATAGTGAAATTGTTTTTCGGGATAAAAATCTGCAGGAATGAATCCAATATTCTTTACACTCTTCATCTCAAAAACATCAAAGAGTTTATTATCTTTCCATTTATCACCATAATCAGTTTTAGGAATACAAAAATCATATCCTTTAGTTGCAGAAATACCTCTCAGTGAGGCATATTGAAACATTTGATTTGCCAGTCTACCATACTGACCAAGATAATTAAATCCAATCATGCTACTAAGAATAAAGAATAGTTTTTTTGTCAGCAGGAGAATGAATCATCCTTGCAGAAAAATCAAACTCATTATCAGGATAATTTCCAGGTTTTGCAAAGGAAGGATGCAGTATGTGGAAATCATCATAATTTTCAATCCTATATCTATTTAAATGACTTTCATCATGTGCCGCTGCCATTACATTATTTTCCAAATCTTTTTTGATTCTTTCATCAAGTTCATCAATTAATTTAAAAATTTCTGGAATTTTACCACCCCAAATACATCCTTGAAGATATACATCGTCCTTTTCCTCTTCTTCAGTTACACATGATAAGGATCTTGTATTTCTTTCAAAAGGTAAATATTGAAGAAATTTACTCCAGTTAGCACTAAAAGTCGGATGTTGTACTCCGAAAAATGGTTTTTCATCATTGAAAAAATCTTGATATGTAATTAACTGATCGCAACAATACATATCAGCATCAAAGTATACATACCAATCATAATCCTTTAATTGGCTTTCAATTTTTTTAATCTCTCCAAATCTTCTCAATCCACCGATACTATTATACATCAAATTATACCAATTATCTGAAGAATAATCTGATGTGGTAATTTCAATATTTTCAGATGATGGTATAATTTTAATATTGTCTGGAATGTCATCTCCAAGATCTCCATCTGTAAAAACAAAAAAATCTTTCTGACATTCTGGAACAAAATATTCCATCAGTGTCTCATAATACTTTGGAAAGAATTTAAGATAATTTCCCGTTCCAATAAAGTTTATTGCTATTTTTTTATTCATATTAACTATTGGTAATGATTTTTTCAACTGAAGAAATATAATATTTTTGAAGTATCTCTTTCCAATCAAACTGCTTTGAATATTCTACAATTTCTTTTCTATTATTTACAGCATATTTCCTATTCTCAATAATTTTATTCTCAACATACTCCAAATCGGAGATTTTGTTTTCGGGAATGATTGTAATAAATTCTTTATTAATATCTAAATTTGCTCTCCCCCATTCACAAACAACCACACCAAGTCCAGCGGAAAGTGCCTCCATACAAACAAGTGGATGTGCTTCGCCATCGGAAAGTAAAACAAGGTTTCCGTATTGAGTTAATTCATTATATAATGTATCTTTTCCCCACTCACCCAAATAATTTTTAGAAGTATCAAATCTAGAATCAGCAATATTTCCAGCATACCAAAGACTAGGAATTGTCTGAAACATAAACTGACGCTTCCTATAATCTACCTTTGCAAGATAGATTGAACGATCTGGATACTCTGGATTATCTACATAATTAAATTTTCCTCTGTTTACTCCATTTGGTGTTAAGAACAACTTGTCTTCAGGCAGATTCAATAATACTTTATACATATTTTGAATTCCCTCAGACAGACAGAATGTATTCGGTCTGAGTCGAGCAAAGTCATTAGCAATATTCACATATCCACCAAAGAGTTCAGGTCTTTCTAAGTAACCATAATGACTTGTAATTGCCTTTGGTTGTTGAATATGAGGATATAAAGTAATAAATTCATCATAATGAATGTGAACAAAATCAGATCCAAAAGAATTAACATCTTTTATAATCTGATTATAATCTTTAGTATTCACAATTTGAACTTGATGTCCTAGAGATTCTAAAGCAATTTTAGTGTCCCATATAAGAATTTCTACCGCACCCCAACCAAGAGGTGGAATAGGCATAATTCCAGGACCGATTAAAGATATTTTCATAGATTCTTTTCAACCCATTCCTCTAATTTTACACTTGGATTCCAACCAAAAATTTTATTAATTTTTTTATTATTTGCAAGAGTAATTCTTGACTCTCCAGGTCTAGGTGCTAGATTAATAACATTATTCGAAATCATTCTTGCAATTTGATTAATAGAATGATTTGTTCCGGTGCCGACATTATATACTTGCCCAAATGCTTCCCAATCTGGATTGGAAATAGCAGCCATCACATTTGCCTTCACAACATCACTAACATGAGTAAAGTCTCTCCGCTGATTACCATCACCAACGATAGTCAGAGGTTCTCCTGCTGCCCTCTGACGAAGAAAAATACCAATCACAGGAGCATATTGTCCACGTAAAGGTTGACGCTCACCATAAACATTAAAGTATCTAAAGCAAACAGTGGGAAGACCATAAAGACTAGTATACATTTTGCATAGTTTTTCGCCATTTACTTTTGAAACTGAATAAGGATTTAAACAGTCATCAGGTTGTGTTTCAATATTTGGTGATTGATTCATTCCATATGCAGAAGAGGTTGAGGAGTACATCAATCGCTTTACCCCTGCTTCTCTTGAGCACTGAAGAACTGTACATGTACCAACAGAGTTAATACTTACTGCTTGAATAGGATTTTCAATTGCAGGTTGAATACGTGCCTCTGCAGCAATATGGAAGACATAATCTACTCCATCGTATAGGGGGCGAGTGTTTTCATAATCACGAATGTCATACTTATAATTTTGCGCTTTATCATTCCAGTAAAACTGTTCATGAACATCCGAATATTCATTATCAATTACAACAACCTCGTGCCCCATTTCAAGAAGACAATCTACTAGATTTGATCCGATAAATCCTGCGCCGCCAGTAACTAAACTTTTCATACCATTTCTTGAAATAAACAAAGATGATTTTTACCATTAACTCTATGAAACTTAGTAAAAAGATTCTCTTTTGTTTTACAGAGATATCCAATTGCTATTTGTTCATTATTTACATTTTTATTCTTAATCATATAATCCAAAACATGATCGATTTCATTGCTGATATTTTTAATAGCAATTTTATTTCCACCAAACATGCTTCCACAGATAAAAGACCGATTATCCCAAAAATAACTTTCGGATAATGTTTGAGAATTTACAAGATCAGGATAACATTCAGTATTATACTGGATTAAGAAGGTATTGTCAATTTGTTCTAATGCTTGAAGAGTATCTTCACTGGGGTAATCATTTTCAAGATTGCAGTCATATAAAAATCGACTGGCACCTGCGTCTAACCAAAAGAAAAATTTAGAGTCAAAAGAATTAATCTCAGATGCTTTTTTCAACCACTTAAATTTAGAATATTGAATGACAGGATACATTGAGTAGTTGCACTCAACTCTATTTGTGTCTGCCATATTTTCTTTATAAAATTCAGAATCGATAACTTCTTGAATTGAATCTTTCAGATGAAAATATGGTATTTGTTCCAAAGGTTCAACAATAATTTCGGTCGGTAAATCTTGCCTGACTTCTTTAATAGTTTCAACCAAAGACTCTTCTGTAAAAATAATAAATGGACATTTTACACTTAATGTCTTTGAAAACCATTCTAGATAATCTTCCCAACTTCTATTATCATCTCTTTGTAGTTCTTGAACATTATATAAAGAAGTAACAATTACAAAATCAGTTTTCATTTTTATAGAGGTAGATAATATCGTCATACTTATTTTTATTTGCTCTCAAATCAACAATTTCAAAAGTATCAAGATATTCAGAAACTTTCCATCCTGGATTATCATCAACATCTTCAATAATATAATAACCACCTGGTTTAAGTTTTGATTTAAGAATATTCCAAGTTTTTAATGTAAGATCCGGATTATGGGAAGCATCATCAATAATTAAATCAAATTGTGGGCAGTTTTCAAATGAACTTGGATCATCTTGAGACCCTTCTGGTAGAAAAATAAATCTTTCTTTCTCTTCTTCTGTAAGTTGGAGATTAGAATATTCTTTATCAAATCCATAGATTTTAGTTTTATCTGAAAAAATATCTCTCCACATTCTCAAACTATAACCAGAAGATACTCCTACCTCTAAAACACAAAGATCTTTATTGTCTTTAACTTTTTCGAAAACTTCCGGATAAAAAAGTTCATAAGAATGATCTGATCCCTTATCACTACAACCAGTCCAGGGGGTAGAACTATAATGTTGAATGATTTCTTTTGCTTTTTGTTTGAATGATTTTGCCATTTTATTTCATATTTTTAAAATGTTCAAAGTTAACATGCTCAACCCAATTTGGCCACATATTAACTTGTAAAGGTTTGCAAGATTCGTAGTCAAAATTATGAATATAAAATTTGGAATCAATTTTATATTTCTCATACCAATCTGTTGCTTGTTTATATATGATCGCTCCAAAGTCGCCCAATCCGATTTTTAAATTTTTCCTAGAGCAAACTTCTATGCAATAGTCTCTTACATGAATTACACCATTTTCATAAACACTTGGAATAAATTCATACCATCCAGATAAAAACTTTTCCATAGATTCTGGGTTTCCCAAGAAAAACCAATCGCAAGGATTATTAGGAAACTCTCCGGCATACAAATGACCACCATTCATTGAACTTTGAAAATATATTGTATCTGACTCTAGAGTAACCTGGGATAATATATCTTTAATTGGTTTAGTTAAAATAACATCTGGTCTAGATTTAATAACGACATCGATATTATTATATTTTTTAGTTTGCAAAAATGCTTGATAGTTGGAATAAGTTTGACTTAGAAGACCATATAAAACTATTGGAGTAATGATTTTATAATGCTCTATACTTTCACCCTTCCAAACATCAAAATTAAATTTTTTAAAGAATGTAATATCAAAATCTTTATGCTTTTCAACACTACAATCAGTTACCTTATATCTTTCTATAAATTGTTTATCTAAATTTTCATCACCAAACCGATCAGTAAACCATAACTTATAAACTTTTTTATGATAAGATTTATCCCACCAAAGATGAGAGCAAACCTTATCATTTTCATCTATCTGATAATTGGAAAAATAACTAATATTTTCATCATAAAAAATAGGTTGTCCAGAAAATAAAAAAGCGCAATTCATTTTTCAAAAATAAAATTTGCAACTTGTAGAGTATATTTCCCACAATGAATTGTAAAAGGATCTGGTTCAGAATAATCACAAGAACCTATCAGAGTTAAACCCGTCGATTCAATCAGTTTAACAACTAATTCCGGTTTAATAAACTCACCAAATTTATTTTCAACATCAACATCAGAAACAATAATAAATTTACCGCCAGGTTTGAGGACTCTATAAACTTGTTCTGCAATATCTTTCCATCCCTGATTATTAATTTTATTAGTATGAGATCCATTAAAATGTGTTACAGCGCAAGAATCTACAAAATAATCTACTGAATTATTTTCCATATCCTTAACTTCGGCAAGAGCATCATTCAAAACCATCCGAACTAAACTTCCGGAAAATGAATGACTAACATCGCTAATATCAATTCCGGTTACATCATGACCCAATGAAGAGATGATGTGAGGTAGGGGAGAACTAGAACATCCAAGATCTACGACAGTTTTTTCAGTTTGATCTAGTTTTTCAAAATAATCTGCGATTAAACACCACTTCATCAAAGCATCATCATTTTCCCAAGTAACATGGGGAAATTTTTGAAGATACCCATACTCTTTAACTTTACTTCTACAAAACTCTAAATCAATTGCATTCAATAATTTACTATTAAAATTCATTTCAAACAACCTCTTTCCACTGTGCTGAGTTTTCAATAACCTCCATATCAGTAATCAATCCAACTCCAACAATATCTTCGTGATACTCTGAGGTAACATCAGTATATGTTGGAACATATAATTTAACCCCATTTAATGCTCCCATAACTTCTCCAGGTCCACAAATTTTTCCACCACAAACATCATACTTAGCATGTGAAACATATGGGTTTTGGAAGTCGTCAATAAAAATTGTATAATTTTTAAAATTAGTAGTTACAAAATTGACTTCATCAAACAAGGGCCAGGAATACATATGCTGTCCGTTTTCCATCCACTCCCCATGTGCATCGAACCAAAAAACGGTTTTCTTATCTTTTAGATCTGGTTCTTTAGCAAAGACATAATGAAGAATTTCTGGTGATGGCATTTTTTGCATATCAACATTCTTAAAATCCTTTAAGATATCATAAGACACCGAATATCTGTAGTCATCAATCTCACAGGTATATACCTTTTTGTCCGAAAAATTATCAGCAATAAAATAGGAACTTTCAGCATAAGCAGTTCCGGTTTCAATAAAAATATCCGAATCTTTCATACACTCATAAACAGTATCAATAATGTAAGTGTCTCCATGAAAGGGATTACCATGCTCCCAACCTGCGGGATCTTTACTAAAGTTGGCTATTTTGTATTTTGCCATTTTCCTCCGTAATTAGTTGAATAAAGTTCTCTATGTTGATGCAATAATGGATGACCAGAGTTTTTCCAATTTGGATTTCTGATACACTCGGTTTGGTCTGGATTATCTGTATAAGTATACCCAAATAAAGAAAAAAGAAAAGCGAGTAAGTAATCGTAACAAATCATTCTTGGATCTAATTCCAAACCACCAGAAAGTTTATCAAGATCATTCATCAACTTATCATACATCCCATAAAATGAAGATGTTTTCATGATACCGCCAGCGGGTCCCCAAGTTCCATTATTTTTACCTCCATTCATTATAACATATTTCTGAATGATTTTGGGCATTACATTCGCCGTTGGTCCAACAAGATCAGCATCAAATGGATGCAACTCTCCTCTTACCAAAACATCTGGTTCCATCAAAACCATATATTCGGTTTTACAAAAGTCACATCCATTTTTTAGTCTTCTCAAAAACTCAAGTGAGATTCCCATAAAAAGGTCAATATCTCCAGAGTTTTCTCTAATATATTGATCTACATCTCTAGCAATACCAACTACCTCCATAGTTTCTTTTATAGTCTCAATATTTCCAAAATTTTCTTTTAGATAAGAAAAATCTAAACCATTATCAGAAACAAGGTAAATTGGATTTTCTGGGTAAAATTGTCTAAATTTTTCCAAAGAATACTCAATCGCCGCTTGTTCTTTGTAGCAGATATAAAATACACCTAAGTCCATACTATTTAATTACTAAAAGAATGTTATTATCAATATGATTATTTGAATTTGGAAGATTCATCAATTTAATATAATCTAAAGAATACTCATTTTTCAAGTTTAAAAGTATTGCTTTAAATGAATCATAAGTTGAAATGGTTAAATCTTCTACAATAAAAATGCCACCTGGTTTAAGTTTATAAATGGACTCTTTAAAAAAGTTTAGATTGGAAATAAATTCGTGCTTTCCATCATCAATAATCACATCAAACTCAATATCATTAAGAGAATCATTTTTCCACATATTTTGAATTGACTGTGGATTATCTTGGTTACAATAAAAATATTCAACATCAAGATCTGAAATGGTTAAAAACGTTTCTTCATCAACATCTGCGGCATAAATTTTTGCCTTTGAGAAATATTCTCTCCAGCTCTTTATTGAAGACCCGTGATAAATTCCCACTTCAAAAAAGTTAATTTTTTCGTCTCTAAAATTCTTAAAAAAGTAATTATAAAGAGCAGAGTAATTATGCCAATTCGAGCACTTGTCTGATCCATGCTTCTCAAGGATACTGCAAAGGTCAGTTCTGTTTGCTAACTTATCTAAATCTAAAAATGAAAGAATTTCATTCTCAGCAATTTCAAGTGAAGTATTTTCCATGTAGTTTAATAATTCAGTATTTTTTAATTCGCTAATACCAGTAAAATGGTAGTTATCATTATTTACACCACTCCAAAGGAATGGTCTATTTTCGTATCTTAACACCCGATATAAGAAAGAAAATCTTGGAAAAGTTCTAGGTAATTTTCCATCTAGTATATATCGGTACACCAAACAGTTCAAAACATCTTGATCGCCACAAGACCATTGAAATTCTGGGTCTGGATTATGATTAGGACTCTTTGCGATTAAATCTTTATTCTTACATAAGTCAAGATACTCAGAAATAAATTGTCTTCCAAAATTATTATTTCTTACCAAGACTCTTGCAGCATTGATGAGATGTGAATTTTTCACTACTCGTTTTTCATCTTCACTGAAGAAATAATCTAATGTATATTCTTTGACAGATGACTTTACATAACAACCTTCCCTTTCCATCTGAAACCAAACATCACTTGAGTTCTCACTCAACATAGTTTCAGAAATGGATGTAATGTTCTCCCAATCAGTTTGCCAATACTGTTCGTTCTTAATAAAATTACCATCGTGATATAAAAGTAAAGAACCCTCTGGAATGTTCTTTAATGTATAGTCAATCAGAAATGGTTTAAAGTCAAAATAACCAAAATTATGAACGTGAGTGTTTTGGTCTAAAGGTTCATCATAACAATTACAAATGTCTTCACTATTAGGAAGAAGTTTTAAAGTTCGTTTTGTATGAACAAAAATATCTTCAAAAAATGGTGCTAAACGTTCTTTAATTTGGTTAGATGTTTCTAATAAAGAAAATCCCTCATCATATGGTGGACCTTCGGAGCAAAAAGATAATAGATACATAATAATCAATAATTAACTACTTCAATAAGTTCTTTAACTCTGCTTATATAAGTATGATTTTCTTTAACAAAAAGCATTTGAGATTTAATTAAGTCATAGTTCTCTTTTTCTTTTTGAGCATCAAAGAATAATTGATATGTATCCTCATTATAAATGATATTACCATCAAAAAATTCATATACTGGTTTTGAATTAGTAACTCCCAGTTGACCATAACTAATGTTTTTGAAATTCCTACAAGGAATATAACCCCACTCTTTAAATGCTTTGTGTCTTACATCGGGCGCAAGATAAGATTTTTGAATTATTTTCCTCTGTTCTTCAAAAGATTGAGGACTAATCCAAGGGCAGTTATACTTAAATTCAATACCACCCTCTTCACAAGCCCGAATAAAAGGATTTAAATAAACTAAGTTATCATACTCGGGTGGTGCAGTTTTACAATCTTTTGGACCACCCTGCCCGCCGCCAATTGTTCCAGCAAAGAAGACATAATTTTCTTTGGGAATATACATATCTTCTAAATTTATTTCATCGGGCAATAAGTCAGTTGCCCAAGTTGTATAAAAATAATCATATTCCGAACCTTTCTCAAAATAACAACCAGAACCAATCTTTGCTGCTTTACTGCGGTCTAAAGAATAGTTGTAATTTTTATCAACCCATTTATCAGCATTATATCTAACATCAATCAATCGTCCAACCTTACCAAGATAAGCGCCTGCTCCAGGATTACCTTCTACACGATTATCTTTGTTTCCAATATAATGAACTGCATAAGTAGAGTTGCTAAACAGTGGAATATTTGGATTTCCAATAACTGCCCACTGTTCAGTAAAAATCAAAGCATCATTGAATATTTGAGGATCAAAATTATCTGAACCATCAATCCAATAAGTTTCATATCCTAGTGCCTTAAAAGCATTATAATATCCGGAATGAATATATGAATGTGTATGAGAATATAATTTATATCCCCACACAATAACTCTTTTATGTTTCAAAATGATACCCCCAAATCTAATGACTTTGTTTTAATTTGATTATTTTTTAAATGATTTCTAAGTAATAGTTCAACACACCAAATATTTTCTTCAGACATTACTTGATGATAAACTGGTTCAAAATGATAATATAGACTACTCCAAACATTCATAATTTTAGGAGATCCCATTCCAAACCAATCACTAATCATACCTGAAGGTTGATTTAAATCTTGATAATATAAGATATCTGATTCAAATTTTGAATTTAAAAAATCTATCTTAACAGAAGGGCTTACATCATATCTTAAAGTAATTACAAAATCATACTTTACATTATTTTCAATAGAATAATTTTCCCTAAGAAAATTGACCACCATTTTACTATAGCATTGACTATGGCATCTATCAATAGTATACTTTTCAAAAAATTCTATTCCATTTGGATCATCCAACCCATAATCAAAACATTTTTTAATGTTTTCTTCTGTTACTTTAATATTTGAATTTTCCCAAAGTTTTGGTTTTTCAAAGTAAAAAGATTTTGGAGCATAGATATCTAAAAGTTTTTTATCCATATCAATGTCACAAGATCTACCCCAATGCCCTGGAGTTCTTTTGCCATAATCTAGATTATTAGGATCATACCAACAATGTAGAAAAACGTCTACATCATTACCATCTATGAGAGTTTGTTTAATTCTTTGAGAAGTTTGTATGGCATTACGTGGTTGACCAGACAAACATAATGCAATTTTCATAAGGAAATTTCTTTTACCACTTTTTTAATTAAAAATTCAATATTTGTATTAGGTTCCCATCCCAAAATTTGTTTTGCTTTTTGATAAGTTCCCTTAGAATATTTATTGGTTTCTTTTGCAACAATTTGCTTATCGAGTGAATAAAACCCATCGAATAGTTCTGGATAATTATCCCAAAGTTTTGATGCTTCTCTATAAATTGGTTTAATATTTGTGTTAAACACTTCACAGATATAACTTGCGATTTGATTTACAGAAACAAGTGTCCCCGTACAAACATTAAAGGTATCATCTGGTTTTTTCTCTAAACATAAATCAATCAATTTGACAACATCATCAACATGAATATAATCTCTACTCTGTTCACCATTAGAATGTAGTATTGGAGAATTATTATTCATAATTTCCCTAACAATATAGTTAATCAAAGGTGGGTGTTTTCTATGAATATCTTGTCTTGGACCAAATACATTAAAAAATCTGAGTGTAGTAACTGGCATACCATAATTTAATCGGTATGATTCGCAAACTTCCTCAGACATTTTTTTAGATAAAGAATACCAAAGTCTTGGATTTACTTTTAAATCTTCAGTAAAAACTTTTTCTTTATTATTCTCGTAAACTGCACTTGTACTTGCAAAAATTACATGGGGAACATTCCATTTCCTAGCACATTCAAGAATATTCATTGTGCCAGAAACATTTACATTAATAGTTTCAACTGCATTAGTTTCACAATCAGGAAGTGCGGTAATAGCGGCAAGATGAATAATACAATCATAATCATCTTTGATTAATTCATTTAGATTAGAATTACAAATACTAAGATTATAAAATTTTCCAAAAGTTTCACCGTTAATGGTTAAATTTTCCAAATATCCATTTCTTAAATTATCAATAAATGTAAGTATGTGTCCTTTTTTATATAAGTAATATCCTAAAGTAGATCCTATTCCACCTGCCGCTCCTGTTAAAAGTATTTTCATTTTAAGAACTCCTTTAAATTATCACTATTTCTTGGTATATTAATTGCCTCGCAAGAAGGATATGGATTACTTTTTGCAAAATCATTAATGATCACTCTCTTACAATGAGGTAATCCCATAACTAGTTCATCATATAAAATATTTTTTTCTTCTAATTCAGAGACCGTTATATCTTTCATATGTTTTGGTCTACTTGTTGTCAAAATTATTTTTACTTTACCTGATGCATATAAAGAATTTAAATAATTAATATTGTCTTGAAGAGGATCGGCATTACCAATATAAGGTGGAAAATGTATAGAAGAGTTTGTTACCAAAGTTCCATCGATATCAACAAATAAACACTTATATTGAGATTTATACTTGTTCCAAGATTCAAGCGTTCCCCAATCTTTAAAATTAAAAGTTTTAAGACCATAAAAAGTAGAACCAGATAACATCATCTCAAATATAATATGGCTAATATAGCACTCACCTTCCATGTCTTTTAGTTTCTCATAGGTAACACAAAATTCTTTTGCATCAGAGAAAGCATATCCACCACTGGAAAAAGTAGAACTAATAACTTGTTTTTCTACAATATTAGTTACTATTTCATTAATATCAAGTTCAATATAACTTTTAGTTCTAGCATTAATATTATCCATATCATTTAAGTCAAAATATGCAATTTGGTTTTTTTCTTCTACCAATTCACATTCATAATATCCATCAGAATCTTTAATAAAAATGAATCCATCTAATGAATTTTTATTTAAAAAATTATAAACAGTCTCTGACTGAGATTTAGTTTGATTGGATAGTAGAATAATATTTGATTTTTTATTTAATTGAAGTTCTTCAAGTTCTTCAGTAAAACCTTTTATAAAATTATATTTGTCTTCATGTTCTTGAAGGCAAATAAAATATATACTTTCAAAAAAATCTAAATTTAATCCTAATATAGATTCCGTAACCATAAATCTATTAGTCATTGGATGTGTTAGCATCCATTTTGGTCTCATATTTGGGAAACGACTAGACCTTCCCGCCATAGGAATTATTAAAGTCCGCATATAACTTTGACGATTTTACCATTGTATCAAGTATACTTCTTTGATCAGAAAAAGTCAAGTAAGGTTCAATTCTCAAACTATTCATTGCTTCTAAAATATCAAATTCATCAGTATCAATAAATTTAGAGTATCTATAATAAAGTTGATTCCAGATATGTTTATAAATTTGCTCCAATCTATTTGACTGTATGTTTTGAGTTTTGATACCCCAGAGATGGTAAAGATCTTGTTTCAATTTGACAAGATCAGAAATAAAACTATCAACATAACAGTCAAGAAAATCAATAAAAAATAATCTATTTTTATGAAAAATAATATTATTAAAAGTTAAATCTCCATGACAAAAAGTTTTAGGAACATAAACATCTTGCTTACCAATTAAAAGTTCAATGTATTCCAAATAATTCTTATAACAAGTTTTATTTTTTAAAAATTTAATTTTTTCATCAATATTTGGTTGAACATTAATCAATCGATAGTTTGAAATAAGAGAATCAAAATATTCAAATAAAGTATCAATGACAAATTCTATGTCCTTAATAGAAGATGTAGAAAAAAATTTCACAAAAGATTTTCCAGGAATGTATTCCATATCAAAATACCCGTCCTGAATATTATGAACTTTGGGGGTATCTATATTCTTTAAAATTCGATGAGAAAATAAAACTTGTTTATTAACTTGTAAAGAAAGTCTTGAGTTATAATTGATTGATGAAGAATATTTTCTAAGTACTCTGCTATCAATTAATTCAAGTTTACATCCAGATAATCCTACAGAAAAATCTAACATTGAGGATATTGATAAATTTTATGCTACTTTCATTAGAAATAATTTAAATAATATTTTCCAAATACCACTTATAAGTTGATTGAATACCTTCACGAAGACCAATTTTGGGATTCCAACCAAGTGCTTTAATTTTATCCACATTCAAAAGTTTTCTTGGTGTTCCATTTGGTTTTGTTGCATCCCAATTGATATGACGGTCATAACCAACAACATCAGAAATTGTTTCTGCCAGTTGTTTAATTGTCACATCCTCACCAGTCCCAACATTAATATGTTCTGGATTATTATAATTTTTCATAGAAATATAACATGCTTCAGCCAAATCGTCAACATGAAGAAATTCTCTCATAGCAGAACCATCTCCCCATAGTTTCACTTCCCAATGTTCGCTATGGTTAAGGGAATTATGAAACTTAGCAATCATCGCAGGAAGAACGTGCCCAGTCTCCCAATCAAAGTTATCATAAGGACCATAAAGATTTGTAGGCATTAAAGAAATTGCCTTAAACCCATATTGCTTATAATATGCTTGACACATTTTAACGCCAGCAATTTTTGCTATTGCATAAGCATCATTTGTAGGTTCTAGAGGGCTTGATAATAGTTGATCTTCAGTAATCGGTTGTTTAGCAAGTTTTGGATAAATGCAAGATGAACCAAGAAATAAAAGTTTCTTAACACCAAAATTATAAGATGAATTAATGATATTATTTTGTATCATTAAGTTATCATATATGAATTCTCCAGGATAATTGTAATTTGCCATAATACCACCAACTTTTGCAGCGGCAAGAAAAACATATTCAGGTTCTTCTGAGCAAAAATATCTTTCAGTTTCATCTTGATTTGTAAAATCTACATCGTCACGAGTTCCTTTGATGATGTTAGTATATCCTTTACTTGCAAGATTTCTGACAATTGCAGATCCAACCATTCCGTTGGCACCTGCAACTAAAATTTTAGAATCACTGTCCATAAATGCACATATCCTCAACTAATTGATTAAAAGAAATCTTAGGTTCCCAACCTAATTTTTTCTTTGCCTTAGAGGCATCCCCCAATAAAGTCTCTACTTCAGCAGGTCTAAAATATTTAGGATTGACTTTAATGACTGCTTTCTTAGTATTCCAATCATATCCCACCTCATCAAGACCTTCACCCATCCATTCAATCTTCATACCAAAGTAAGGTGCTGCTGCCTCAACGAACTCACGCACCGAGTACTGCTCTCCTGTGGCAATTACATAATCATCTGCCTCATCTTGCTTAAGCATTAACCACATCGCCTCTACGAAGTCCTTAGCGTGTCCCCAGTCCCTCTTTGAGTTTAGATTCCCGAGATATAATATATCTTGTTCCCCAGTTGAAATGCGTGATAATCCTCTAGTGATTTTTCTTGTAACAAAAGTTTCTCCTCTTCTAGGGGATTCGTGATTGAAAAGAATTCCAGAAGATGCATGTAATCCGTAAGATTCTCTGTAGTTTTTGACGATCCAGTATCCATATAATTTTGCAACTCCATAAGGTGAACGAGGATAAAATGGTGTGGTTTCTTTCTGAGGTATCTCTTGAACTTTACCGAACATCTCAGAAGTAGATGCCTGATAAATTCGGGTTTTATTCTCCATACCAAGAAGACGAACTGCCTCAAGAATACGAAGAGTGCCGAGACCATCAACCATACCAGTATACTCAGGTATCTCAAAAGACACTTTTACATGACTCTGAGCACCCAGATTATATATTTCATCTGGTTGAACTTGCTGAATAACTCTTACAAGATTTGTGGAGTCAGTCAAATCACCATAGTGCAATTTGATTTGATTGTAAATATGATCAATTCTTTGAGTATTGATTTGAGAAGCACGACGAATAATACCATGAACTTCATATCCTTTCTCTAGGAGAAGTTCGGCAAGATATGATCCGTCTTGACCTGAAATTCCCGAAATTAAAGCAACTTTCATATAAGAACTACTTTTTTATTATTATAGCAAAAAAGGAGAGTTTATGCAACTCTCCTTGTATAGCATGTAATAACCCTTTAATCAAGGGGGAGTTGCGCTTCTCCAGGTTGCTCGCCACCAATTCTTTGACTGGAAATTGGAAACCAGACGGGAGTAACCTCCATCCGCACCAGTCGTCATTTATATCGCCCATACGACAAGGGCATTAAGGGGTCATATTTGACTCCACCAGTACTTTTAGAGTCTCTCCGTGACTAAAGGGGGTTCATCACCGACCAGTACTTTTAGAGACTCTCCGTGTCTTCATCATCGTCTCTTATATAACAAGGTACTCTATCAGGGTCCAACCATTTAGCATAATTAAAGTCTTCCATAGCAGTCAAGCACTGCATCTGATTATCAAACAGATAGATATCATTCCATCGTTTGGTATAATAATCTTTTTTCTGAAGGCGATAATCGGGTTTGTTGTTAAGTTCAATAATACCCTTTTCTACAAACCGATATTCTTCTCGTTCCAAGAGAACTTTAGATTGAATCATTTTACTTCAACAGTTTCAAGGTCCTGAATAAGATAATCAATTAGAATGTCATAGTTATCCAAAGCATCCTCAGAGAACATTACACCTTCATTTTGATAATATCGACGAATTTTTTTGTAAAGTTTTGGACTCTTTACATCAAGATAAAAATCACCATTCGCGGCGGCACGAAGAGTACTAAGTTCTTTCTTGAATTTGATAGTCAGAGACATCGCTTTGATTTGTTTACCTTGTTATTATAGAGTGATTTGAGTTTTATGTCAAGTGTACCAGTCTCGGAACTGGCAATCGGGCATAGAGGATTTGAACCTCTGACCTTTCCGGCCCAAGCGGAACGCGCTACCAAACTGCGCTAATGCCCGTATTTCTTTATGTATAATACCATGACTACCCCATCATGTCAATACGGAAAGAACAGGAATCGAACCTGCGAAGTTTTTACACCCAGCCGCTTTCAAGGCGGTGTCCTCGACCAACCGGACTCTTTCCAAAATAAGTCCTTAACGGACTTCAAAATCAAGTCGTCTTACTTTACGCTGACGCCTTGCTTCTTGAAAGGCAAGGTCTTCATTCGTAAGAACAGTAGACTTTTCTTTGATACTCATATAGTTTACCATAACGACCTTTGATAAGTCAAGTGCCGCAATATTTTCATTATTACGAATGGTTGCCATATTAGGACATCCACAAGTAATTGTTTTACCAGACTTCCCTTCAATCTCGCTTCCGCAAGGCTTACATCTAACTTTTAAGTTTTCCATCGCTATAATTAATTATTCAGTAAATGATCTTAACATCCAAACTGCTTTTCCGTGAGATTCATTCAAATCGTCAACAAGATTAATAGTTCCTTTTGAGTTTTGTTTCTCTGCTTCATCGGACACCTCGGTAAGCATCTCAATAATTTTCTTATGGTCTCCCATCAATTGCTCAACCATAGTCTTGGCATCAATAGACTGTGTGCTATTTGACGCCTGCTCCACTCCAGAGACCTCTGTAATGCGTGTGAGGGTGCTTACAGGTTTCATACCCAGGAATCGCATATGCTCGGTGATACGGTCGATTTCCTCAAACATTTCCTCATATTGCCCACCAAACAAATCGTGATACTCCTTAAAATTGGGTCCAACAACATTCCAGTGATATATCCAAGTTTTATGAAATAAGACGAAAAGTGATGCCTGTGTATCACTCAATAGTTTGAATAGTTTTTCCATTACTCAAAGTAGTTTTGAGTATTTATAATGAGCAATCGCAGATTCGAACTGCGGACTTTCTGAATGTAAATCAGACACTCTAACCGCTGAGTTAATCGCCCCTAAAGTCAAGACTGATTCATCATATATTCTACCGTAGTTGCTATATCATTCATAGCATCACGGAGATTTTCTCTTTGACCAGATTCTTGTTTACGAATTGGACGAGAACTATCACACAGAGTCCACCTCCACTGATTCATTTCTGAGCAGAACCATAGATTTATCTTCATTCTTATAGTGTTCTAACTTAATCCAATTTATAAGAGCATTTACTTCCATCATTTTTTGTTCATCTTGTTTAATGACGATATCAGAAGGAAGTTCTCCAAAGTTAATGATTAATGGAATTGCAGTTTTATAGTATTCTAATGCTTCTATAGCAAGTTTTCTATCACGTTGAGAAATAAGCGACATAGACCTCCTAACTCGTTTCTTATTATACGACAAAAGGGAGGTTTCGTCAACCCCCCATATCTATATCAGTTACCGATACGCTTTACGGCAATTCTTGATTTGTTGAGAATGCTACCGGCAAGAGGAACATAACCCAGATCATCAGCAAGCATTTGTGCCTTAGAACTCAAAGCATAATTGAGTGCCTGTTGAATATCACCAGTCTTTGCACCATTTCCAGTCTTATAGGCAAGAATCCAAGTCAGAGTGGAGATAGGATATGCACCAGAGGCAGAAGGATTAGGATTTTCGCCAGCAAGATTTGCATCCAGTTTGATAGAGTTTAGAGCAATAGCACCAGACTTAGCAGTAGGAAGAACAAACTGCCCTGCCTTATTTTGAACTGCTGCTGTCTGAAGTTTATTTGCTTTCACAAATCCGGTATTCACATAACCAATAGAACCAGGAGTGGTCTTAACAGTACCAGAAACACCTTCATTTCCTTTACCACCAATACCAACAGGCCATTTTACTGACTTACCAACTCCAGGTTTCCAACCACCAAAAGCATCCAGAGAATTAGTAAATGCAAAAGTAGTTCCAGAACCATCAGAACGATGAACCACAAGAATAGGTCCAGCAGCACATCCAAGTGCCTTCCAGTTCTTGATGGTTCCAGAAAACACATCTACAGTTTGCTTCTGAGTGAGTTTCAGAGTGCATCCAGGTTTGTTATAAGCAACGGCAATAGTTCCACCCACCATAGGAATTTGAACCACGCCACGCTTAACTTTACTTGCCTCTTTTGACGAAATAGGTTCATCAGTTGCACCAAAATCGACAGTTCCTGCGACATACTGACGGACACCAGAACCAGAACCAACTGACTGATAATTCACACGATTGCCAGTTTCAGAAGCATAACCTTGGAACCAGCGTTGATAGATGGGTGCTGGAAAGGTGGCACCAGCACCATTCAAAGGAGGTCCAGCAAGAGCGGCAACAGGAGCAGCAACCAGACCAGCAACAATAAGATTTTTGAGTTTCATAAAAAGTGAATAACTACAGAGTAATTATAAGGTAAAGGAAAGATAAAATCAACTAAGATTTGGTTAAGACAAAAAAAAGCACCCAAAGAATGGGTGCTTCTACTCATATTATGAGTTGTTTATCAGAATGTGAACTTAGTCTGGACTACACCACCCCACTTGCTGGAATCTTGATAACGCTGATTGTTATCAACATAGAACAGAGCAGGAGTAATGCTGATGTTATCGGTGACTTGGAACTTGTAGAAGATTTCAAGCAGAGTTGCATCATCTACACCAGCGGTTTCGGCAGAAGGTGCTTGACCCAAAGCAATACCAGCAGAGTTACCCTTAGCAAAGACATCGCTCCACTGAAGACCAACCATCCAAGAATTGGAATCAGTAGCATCACCCGAACCAGGAGTACCACTTACACCATTATATCCATAAGCAGCAGAAACGGAAGGAACCCAACCAGATTGTTGTGGTTGCCAATAAGCATTAAGAGCAACACTATTGGATTCTTGACCAGCAGCAAGAGTACCATTAGCACTCAAGAGACCGTTGTAGGTGCGCGAACGAGTGCCTTCAGTACCATAACGGTAACCTACGGCAACACCCCACTGAGGAGCACGATAACCAACTTGAGCAAGCAGGTTCAGAGCACCATCAGCATTGAATACACCAGTTTCGGAATCATCACCGTTCTGAGCAACATAGTTCAGACCAGCAACAAATCCACCTTGACCTTTCTTGGTAGGTTGTTTCCACTGAGCACCAAAACCAGCACCAGTTGCCTTGTTATAGACACCGGGAACACCAGAAACAGCAAAGAAGTCAAGAATTTCTGACTTATAAGCAGAAGGAATCCATGCCATCTCGGTATTACGAACCAGAGGACCAGCAGTTAGAGTTAGACTCTTACTTACAGGGAACTGGTAGTAAAGACGATCGATCTCTACAGTTCTATCGGTAGATTCTGCCTTATCAAGTTTGAACAAAGAAGAACTAGAACCAAAAGGATCGCTACTGAAGTTACCGGAACGAAGACGAGTACGGAGCAAGTCCTTACCAGTAAACGAGGTATCAAAGTTCAGACGCAGATCATAGTTGAATGCGGTGTTACCCACATCAGCACCTTTATTGGTTTCAAGACTAGGAACTCCACCAAGCATGAAATTGACTTCACCCTTGAGTTTAGTAGTGGTAGAGAATTGTGTTGCTTCCAAGTTTCCAACACGGTTCTCCAGACCATCTACACGACCCTTGAGTACTGCAAGTTCACTCTTGAATTCGTTCAGCAGTCGTTGAAGTTCATCTGTAGTTTCAGTCACACGATCCAAACAGGCATTCAGCAGTGCTGCTGCTTCAAAGCGAGTCATTGCCTGACCACCTTTGTATGTGCCGTTAGGATAACCAGCAACGCAACCATAACGGTCTACGAGGTTGGTAAGTGCCTGATATGCCCAATCAGTAGGTTGGACATCAGAGAATTGAGTAACACTTGTAACCTGTGCTGCCGAAGCATACTTATTGACATCCTCAGTATTGAGTTCTGCAGCGATAGCAGCAGGAGCAACAAGACCCAGAGCAACAGGGACGAGCATTAGTTTTTTAAGAAAATTCATATAGTTCGTTAAGAATTACAACTACGAAGTTTATTTAGACCCCCTGATATTTTAGGGGAAGCGGATACACGGATTTGAACCGAGGATAAAAGTTTGGAAAACTCTTGTGTTACCACTACACCATATCCGCAATGTTGAGAGTGGAAGGTTTCGCATCCTTCTACTGTATCCCTTGTCGGGGTGCCTTACTTTTGGCATCACTCTCAGCGTACTTCCTTCACACCATGGAATTATAAGACATAATGAGTATTATGTCAAGCCCCATAACAGAATTGAACTGTTCTCTGCAGTTTACAAAACTGCTGCATCACCACAATGCTTATAGGGCGGATTGTGTAATTCTCTATGGCAGTTAGCACAAACAAGAATACACTTTTTTGCTTCTTCTCTTTGTTTTTCAAGAGAAAGAGTAGACCCAATTATACCACCTTCCTTTACGGTTGGGTCAAGATGGTGGAAATCTAATGCGGCAATGCACTTATTATACCCACATATAGAGCAACAGTTTCCTGCTTCCTCTTTTAGAATAGCAACATTTTTCCTTCTGGTAGCGGATACACGCTCTGCGCTTTTCTTTGCCCAATCAGGATTTTTTGCTTTTCTTTCAGCATAAGTTCGTGTTTCTATTTTTGCCATTATTATTGGTATAACTTTTATTATTTATACCGATAACTCCCCCACCTGGACTCGAACCAGGAACACTTTGATTAACAGTCAAATACTCTGCCAATTGAGCTATAGGGGAATATTGGTAGGAGGGGGAGAACAAAGTGACTACCTCATCCCTCTTGCACATCATCTAGACTTTTGGACAGACCAGAGAGAGGTGTTGCACTTCCTACATTTTGATAGAGGCGCCTATCAGTTTATATAGTAACAAACTTTTGAAGGTTTGTCAAGCGTCCTTTGAGAGATTCGAACTCCCGACACATAGGTTCGTAGCCTACTGCTCTAATCCACTGAGCTAAAAGAACAAGGCGAAGGGTGAGGGATTTGAACCCCCATCGCAAGGTTTTGGAGACCTGCATCTTACCGTTAGACTAACCCAACAAAATTTGGATATAAAATCCAATGCCCGATACAGGACTCGAACCTGTAAAACCTTGTTTCTAAGACAAGTATGTATTCCAATTCCATCAATCGGGCTGGCTGAGAAACTAGGACTCGAACCTAGATAAACGCCTTCAAAGGGCGGTGTCCTACCATTAGACGATTTCTCATTGGGGTGTCGTGAGGGAATCGAACCCTCGTAGGGAGAATCACAATCTCCAGTCTTAACCACTAGACTAACGACACAGTGGCTGTAGATGGATTCGAACCACCGACGACTTCCGTATGAAAGAAGCGTTCTACCAACTGAACTATACAACCTGGTGGAAGATGTTGGATTCGAACCAACGGAGGTTTTATCCTCACGGTTTAGCAAACCGATGCATTAACCGCTCTGCCAATCTTCCAAGTGGGGAGAAGGTGGAATCGAACCACCATTGCCAAAGGACGGAATCGAACCGTCTCTAACACCGTCGTGCTCACCATCCAAGGTGCTCTCCCAAGTTGATAAGGGCGCCTGATTTAAAGTGCGCTTGGGTCGTTTAACTAGGGGACTATTTCACCCTCCTCCCCCGTCACACTAATGTTTGGTGGGGGTGGACCCTTATCAATAGGAATACCCAGATTTGAACTGGAATCTATCGGTTATCAACCGATTGCTCTAACCATTGAGCTATATTCCTGAGGCGGGAACAATTGGATTTGAACCAATAACACCTTGTTCTTCAAACAAGTGCTCTACCAATTGGAGCTATGTTCCCAAGGTCTGAGAGGCAGGATTTGAACCTGCGACTTGAGCGTTCCAAACACCCAGCTCTACCAAACTGAGCTACTCCCAGATACATTCCTAACGGGATTCGAACCCGTGTTACCTCCTTGAAAGGGAGGTGACCTAACCGCTAGTCGATAGGAACTTGATTTGAAGGCAGGTGCGGTATCATCCCGAAGGCGTTCCCATGCTCCTTTTACTTTCCTTGCCTCCAACGACCCTAACGAGATTCGAACTCGTGATTCTTCTTAGACAGAGAAGTATGATAACCACTTCATCATAGGGTCAAGGTGGGAGAAGAGGGAATTGCACCCCCAACGGTTCTTATGTAACAGTTTTACAGACTGCCGCCACACATATCTAATAGTAGCCTTTCTCCCAAATGGGTCGTAGAGGAGTTGAACCTCTCTCTACCGGTTAAAAGCCGGGTGCATAAAACCGATCTGCCAACGACCCAAATAATATGGATAAATATTCGGTTGTCTAGGTTCTGGTGGAGAGGCAATCCCTCAACCACTTGATTAGAATACCACCGTTTGGTCTCTGGGGGGAGATTGGTGGGCACTTAGGAAACTGGTACAGGCAACAAAAAAGGGGAGGAAACTTTTGGTTTCTCTCCCCCTTCTTATTTGCTTTTTATGGATTACATCTTACATATGTCTTTCCATATCCGCAAACAGGGGAGAACCCTCAATATGCCAATAGCGGCAATCGAGATTACTAATCTGTTTTGTGGGCATCGGATAAGACATTGTTTTCGACCTAAGTGTTTTTATTTATAAGACTTTTTTGTTAAAAAGTCAAGTGGAGAATATCGGACTCGAACCGATGACATCTTGCTTGCAAAGCAAGTGCTACTACCAACTGAGCTAATTCCCCAAGCGTCCCGAGCTGGATTCGAACCAGCGACCCACATCTTAGAAGGATGTTGCACTAATCCGCTGTGCTATCGGGACATAAGGAACCTCCCTGTTTGTGCTTCTATGAGAGGCATGGGAGGTGTGGGATTTATAAGAAGTTTGGACCTCCTCCACCCGTGAACCTACTATAAGGCATCAGGGTACTAAAGTCAACCCTTTGCTTCCTTACGGGCGTTCTTCTCTTCGGTAATCTCGCCTCTACGGGTCTTGACGAGTTTGGCAACTTCCTGAAGTGCCTTACGGGCACGAGTACCGGCGGCACTATTACCAGCAGTGAACTTTTCGTCTTCTACTTTCCACGCTTCAATAGCAGTCAGTAGTTCTTGTGATACAGACATAATAATCTCCAAAATAAAATAGGATATGTTTATATAGCTAGTTTTTGGGGCAATCAGGCATCCAGGGAGCACATAAACGCATTTCTCCGCCGAGTGACTTACATTCTTCGGTATAACACACGGATTCATCAACAGGTTTTTCTGAAAATATTGGAGCAGGAACTTCTACTGGTTTCTCTCCAGATTGTTTCCAATAATCATCAATTGCTCTATCCACATCCCGTCCAATTCTTCTTTTGAGTTTTTCATCATCTTTGATAATAAACTCATTTAGTATAGTTTGTGGAAAATATTTTCTTTGTATCTCATCCAGTAAATCCCAAAGTTGATTGCTGGGAATACTAGAGCACTGTGAAAGTATTGCAATCACAGAAGATAGTACGACTCCTATAATTGCATATTGTTTAATATCAGGTTTCTTCTTACCAAAATTGAAATTAAACATAAAAAAAGAGGAGTATAGAACTCCTCAGTATTTATTGTGGACTTATGATTTTTATCATACTTCAGTAAGAACCATCTTATTAGCATAACCATAAGCAAAGTCAGTTCGGGCACCGTGATGACCCCAACGAATCCACTTTCTAGCAAGTCTCATATAATCAGTAATGGACTTACCAGGGGTTTTCATTTGGTTCTCAATCATCTTCCAATCACCTTCGTGTAACATATACTGCAATTGAGTATCAAGAGTGGAAGGGTCTCCACCAATACGGGCAGCAAACTTACCAAGTCCATAGTATCTTGGAGCATTTGTCCATTGGAGTATTCCTACCCCACCGCTCCTACACTGGTGATAAGGCACTCTAGCACCACCCTCACATATGTTAGGAGTGAAGGTAGATTCTTGTTTAATATTGCCCATAATGGTTGCTAGGGCGTTTTTGTCAGTGATTCCTCGTTTCTGTAAGAATTCCAGAGTACGGGACTCATTAGTATTACATCCTTTACAAACTAATCGTTTTACCTTAGGTTTTTCGGGAACAACCTCTTTGGTCTCTGTCTCTTGAGTTGGCGCTTCAGGAACAATTGAAAATGGTTGTACTACTGAAGATGTTGCCATACTCGGTGTTGGCAGTGTTGCCGCTGATGTTGCAACCGCACCCAAAATCGCTACGGTTACATTTGTTAGGTTTTTAAGCATTTAGTTTAATAGAATTCGGCATCCGTATAGAAGAGGGGTACACCCAACTCTCGGAGGGCATCTTCCACGGCTCTAAGTGTCACGTCACAGACTCATTATGACAAAACCCACCTTTTGAGTGGGTTCCTTTGCATTATATGAGATTATTTAGGTTTTGTCAAGTGTGCCAGTTTGAGAAGTGGTTAGGGGTGAATAAGTCTCCCAAGAATCTAAATACTTCAAACTACTTTTCACATTTTATGCCACGGGAGTGGAATACACCTCATAGAGAAGACTGGAACGCACCGATACATAATATGCTTAAAGCAATAGATAATCACACTCACGAGTACTTCAAGAGTGGTGATGAATGGCATCTAAATAAGGCACAAGAACTCAGAAAATATGTTGCTGAGTTGAAGGAATGGATACACCAAACCGAAGGACGATTATGAAATTCAAATATCCAACACTTGATAATATAGTTCCTGTGATGGTTGCATTTGTAGCAGCAGCAATTGTTGGAATGACTTTCACAAATTATGTAATATGTAATTTCAAGGTAATGACTAGTTTACATTATCTGTATCTTGTAAAGGCATTTGATAAAAGTGGAGCAAAACCTCCAAGTAAATGTGACGATAATACATCAGAATCAATTCAAGTTTTGATGTCTCTTCTAGCAACTATTATTGCTTTGAAGGCAAACTTAAATAAAAAACCCGAAGAAAAAGAAAATGACTGACCCAGTATGGAGTGTAAATATACTATTAGGTATTGGACTTGCCGGTGCTGCTTATATCATATACTATATACTTAAATTAGCATACGAAGAAGATAATGTATAACTATAGAATCAAGAAGATAGAAAGAATTGTTGATGGAGACACATTAGATGTTTCAATAGATTTGGGATTCAATCTTACAACTGTTCAAAGAGTTCGTCTCAAAGGTATTAATGCAGCAGAAACAAGAACCAAAGACCTTAAAGAAAAGGCAGAAGGTCTTGCGACAAAAGCGTGGTTAGAAAAAGAACTGTCCCGAGAAGGTGAATGGGTAATTGAAACTTTCAAAGAAGATAAGTATGGAAGAATACTCGGCACTCTTTATTTTGTTGGAGACCCAGTTACGGTGAATGAGAGAATGATAAATGAAGGAATAGCAAAACCTTTTATGGTGTAGACCAAAGTTTTCCTTCTGCTTTTCTCCTTCTTAATAATCCTGCTTCAACATTAGTTCCAGGATTACGATAGAGTTTAAGTGCTTCCGGAACTTTATCCCATTCCTTATTCTTTAGGACTCTTGTAATAGTATTGAAGTCAGGATTACCATAAAAATCTGCACCGAGATTATAAGCAAAGCAAAGTAGAGCCCCTTTTTGACTGTCATTCATTTCACTCCAGTAAGGTATTTTTTGGAGAGCAGGAATAAACTCACGACGCAGTTGATAGTAGAACAAATCATCTGCTTCTTCTTGAGTGATTTTGTTTCCAATCATAAATCGGGTTCCATCCTTTCTACGAGTGCTTCCCCAACCTATCGTAATGGGCAAACCACCTGTAAGAGGATCGTAATATGCTTTAAGATGACATTTCTCAAATTCCTTAATAAGTTCTACACCTTCAATAGGCAATCCATCAAGTGTTGGTTCTATCTTTTGATTTCTATAAATCCTAGCAAACTCATCCAAGATTTCTTTGTGAACTGATGCCTGAAGAAATGCCCAGGCACGATTTTGATGCTCCAGGTCTTTATGGTTCTCTACGGCATCTATGAATTTGATAGTCATTTAAAGATTCTTCCCCAACCAGTTTTATCCTTACCGTTCTCTAACCATCTATACTTTAGAACTTCAACAGGATAAACGGCACCTTTACCTTTATTTACGGGTGTAGTATAACCCGACATCAAATCCCCATATGGGTCATTACAGATATAAGATTTTCCATCAGGACTTTTTCCTATTACACACAGCATGTGCCCACCAGTAGGAGAAGATAGAGTACCACGGTGGAGTATGCCAATAACAACGGGTCTCCCAGCAGATAACTCACGATCAAGATCAGCAAAAGAAAGATTGTAACTAAAGCGTGACTTAATTCCATAAGAATCAAGAACTTTGGTCTGAACCGTGTGATCAGTTGAGTCACCGATTGCAAACACTTTCTGAACATAGGCATCATCGCCCTTTGCTCCCTTTAAAGTACCTGGCTTAAAATACTCAAGGCACATAGCACAGGAAGAACTATTGCAAGTACGATTAGCGTCTCTATAATTATCTGTCTGAGGATAATATGGAACATTCAAAATTCCAGGAATGACTGCTTCTATTTTTGTTCTAAAGATTTTGACCCAGTTAGCAGTATCCTCTATCAGGTCCGGACACTTACTTGCAAGATTCACTTCAAGTTGCTCTACTGCCGCAACATGTTTTGGGTTCTTTGGGTCATAATGTAGAAAAAAGTTGTGAAGGTCTATTCTCATTATTCGTCTCCTAAGTATTCAAGTGAAAAAACATCGTGTTCAGAAATATCGGGGTCCATCCATTCTCTAAACTCTGCCTGAATTGCCTGAGCATCTTCAGTACCTTTATTCTCACATAATGTATGTATGCGATCAACTGCCCAATCATGTGATGTTCTTAGAGTCTGCTCTAGTAGTGTCATCATAATAATCTTTCCGAAAATAACGATTTAGAATATTAGAATTATAGTACGCTGGAACCCCAGAGTCAAGTGATTCGGTCAGTACATTATTTAGAAAAAGTTGTCTTGTTTCCTCAAAGTTACACTTACCTTTGGTCTTATGAAGACTTATAATTTCTCTACTGAACAACTCTTTGCCATACTGAATTATATCTTCTTTCAGTTCGGGGCAAGAACCATAATAATTTTTCCAATCAGATTCTGACTTTACTTTTCTCTTCTTTCCTTTTGGTGTTCTGAACTGCCAAAGGTACTTGCGTCCAATATAATTTCTACCGGTGGTCTTACAGGATATGAGATATACGAATCCAAAATAATCTTCTATATGAGTTGACTCAAAAATCTCCCCATTATATCTCCAAGGATTCTCATAGCTCATTTAGTAGTCTTATAGAGCTATTATTTATCCTTCAACGGAGACAAACCTAGTCTACATAAAAAAAGGAGACTTGTCAAGCCTCCTTTAAGTTATGTTAGGATTTTAGATTATAAACCTAACATTTTTTTCAGTTGTTCTCTTTTTGAATCTTCACGCTTATTGCGTTCTCCAAATAAATCGTCTCTACGACTTTTTAGACGACCTCCCATTCTTTTTGCCTTTTCTTCTCTTTCGCCTCTTGGAAGTTTATTCAATCCTTTACTTCTACCTTGATGTTGATTATCAAGAACATTTTGTGCCTTATAAGTCGTCTTTACACCTTTATCAATTTGCTTATCAGATTGGTCTGCCGCTGCCTCAACAATAGTTCCAATAGCTTCGGCATCCATCTCCATCATTACATAATGTGCCTCTTCTACGGTCTCTACGTGCCCCTGTGAGAGGAGATACTCAAGCACAAGGTCATAGGCATCACACTCGTAAGAGTCGGTAGTAAATGTTTTCATTTTTTTTACTTTTTTAGTTATTTATAAAAAAACCCCTCCGGGTGGAGAGGTCTTGTGATTACTTGAAAAATAATATCAACCTTCTTTTTTTGGCATTTTGGCGCCAGAAGTGTGCCTTTCAGTGCCTGCAGAATCTCTATAGGTTTCTCTTTCTCTTCTTGGTGTTACATAACCTACGCCGGGAACAGCACCAGTCTTTCCAGCATCTCTGGCAGCATTTCTTTCTGCTGCTCTTTTTGCTGCTCTTTGACGATTTTTATCGTAATTATCACCCTCATCTAAAATACTCTGTCTCCACTCTTCACTCATATTTGCCATAATGACCAGAGCCGCTTCATTTGTATCAGCATAACCTTCGGCAACTAGGTGCTCAAGCACAGTATCAAAAGTATCATACTCCATTTCCATATTCAGGCGCTGCTGTCTAGGAGTTGGTTTTGCAGCAGGAGTAGGCGATGTTTTTGCAACAGCAGGAGTTGGACTAAATGCAGCAGGTTTTGATGCTGCTGCTACAGTATTACTTAGTGTATTACTTGGAGCAACTTTAGGGGCACCGGCAGACTTTGCTGCCTGAAGTGCTTTCTCTGGAGATGCTCCAGATGCTCTTGCTGCTTGTGCTGCCTTCAATTCGGAGGAAGTTGGAGTTCTTCTCTCAAATGAAGTTTTACCTAACATACCAGTTGCTGGTTTTGCCGGTGCTGTGGGTTTTGTGGGTGCTACTTTAGCGCCAGCGGGTGCTGGTGTAGCAGGTCTAGCGGCAGCGGGTGCTGCTGGTTTTGTGGCAGCGGGTGCTGGTGCTGCTGGTTTTGCGCCAGCGGGTGCTGGTGCTGCTGCTGGTTTTGCGGCAGGAGCAGGAGTAGTAGCGGGTCGTACTGAACCAGGAGAAGAACCACTACCTCTCCTACCACCACTACCAGACCCACCAGCACTACCTGCGCCAGGAGTTGTTGGTAATGTAAAAACTGAAGAATTTTGTCCCGTGGTTCTTGCTCGACCTTGCTCTTCAAGATAAGACTCATACATCTCTTCCCAAGTATAATCACTCAGGTCATAACCCTCTTCAATAAGGCCATTTACCCAAGTCTCAACTTCTTCCCAAACCTGCTCTTCGGTGAGTTCTTGAGGGGCATATACATTATTATATGCCTCCATCAAACCATATGCATCAGTACCAGTAAGTCTAGACATCTTTTCTTATAAGTTCTTTATAGTTTTATTTATAAAAAAAGAGAGCCTCAAGGACTCTCATTAGTTTTATTATTCAACCAAATATAAGAATAGTCGTGGTCTCCAAAAAGCACATCATCATATTCGGCAGCATCCTTATAACATTTTATAATTTCTTCTTCACACCACTCATCGTAATTTCCATCACTATTGAGTATTTTTGGTGTCACAACTTGAATCCGGAGAAAGTGTCGGGTTTTACATCAGACTTAATACCTCCAACCAAATATGAAGTTATCTCTGATTCTTGTGGTGCTATTTGTACTTCTCTTGAATTCAACCAGTGTGAGGTCCAAGGAAGAGGATTATTCTTCGCAGGAATATCATAAAGTGGGCGAAGACCAATTGCCTTCATTCTGCGGTTGGCAGTCCATTCAACATACTGGCAAAGAAGTTTATCATTCAGTCCGATCATAGAACCATCCTTGAACAAATATTCTGCCCAGAGTTTTTCTTGATTGACTGCATTCTCAAAAGTCTTATAGACCCACTGCTCTTCTTCCTGTGAGATTTTCTTCATATCTGGGTCATCACCTTCCTTCCACTTGTTGAGGATGTTCTGGGTAATGACTAGGTGCTGACTCTCATCACGGGCAATTAGACCGATGATTTTTGCACTTCCTTCCATAAGTTTGAGTTCGCCAAATGCAAAACTGCAAGCGAAACTGACGTAAAAGCGAATACCTTCAAGAATATTAACGTTTGCAACTGCTCTGAAAAGTTTTCGTTTGAGTTCATATCTTTCTGCCTGTGCGTAGGGAACTGATTCTTGGGCATGTTTCCAAAGTTCAGAAGTTCCATAATGATGGGCACTATTGATGAAATCATTATATGCTTCGGTGACACTCACGGCACGTTCTAGGATTCTTTCATCACGAAGAATTGTATCAAAGACATCCGCAGGGTCCGAATAAACATTCTTAATGATATAGGTATATGAGCGACTATGAATCATCTCCATAAACTCCCAGACCTTCATACACGCTTCCAGTTCAGGAAGAGAGCAGTAGGGAGCAAATGCCATACCAGGACCTCTTCCCTGAACCGAATCAAGCATAATCTGATATTTCAGATTACTCGTAAAAATATGTTTTTGTTCCTGGCGTAATGTTTGATAATCACCACGATCTTTTTGTAAGGAGATTTCTTCGGGTCTCCAAAAGTATCCAAGTTGTTGTTGAGTTAATTTATCAAAGATTGGATACTTGTAAGAATCATAACGCTGAATGCCCAGAGGTGCTCCAAAAAACATCGGTTGCTTTTTAGTATCTACCTCCTGAGAGTTAAAAACTGTCATTTGATTGACCACATTTTTCTCCTCTAGTTTTGTTTTAAAGTTAAAATCCATAATTTTTTTTCTCCAAATTAACTCACACTTTTATATTTACTCAGGTCAGATTTTGCAACTTTCACAGTCGTCTTCATCAGAACTCATAATATCATACAGGAGGGATTGAAGTTCTTCTTTAGATTCTTCAACCACTTCATCAGTCTTAATATCATAAGTATTCTGATAATAACTTGTTTTCCAACCTAGTTTATAAGTTGTAAGAAGGTCTTGTGCCATTACCGACACAGGTACTTCATTATTGGGATAATTTTCTGGATTATACGACCAGTTTCCAGAAATTGCCTGATCAAAGAACTTTTGCATAACAGCAACAATATTGATATAACCAGTATTGCTAGGCATATCCCAAAGAAGCGTATAGTTGTTCTTAAGAGTTTGATACTGGGGGACAATCTGCTTGAGAGGTCCTTTCTTTGATTTCTTAATGGACAAGTATCCCCGAGGTGGTTCAATTCCATTTGTTGCATTTGACACAACGGAACTGCTCTCCGAAGGCATTTGTGCCGACAGTGTTGAGTTCCGTACTCCATATTGCTTAACTTGTTCCCTAAGACTATCCCAATCATACTTTAAGTTATTCGGAACAATTTCATCAACATCCTTCTTGTATGTATCAATCGGTAGAATACCCTGACCATACTTAGTACGATGAGAATACTCACAGGCACCTTTTTCTTTCGCAAGATTTACGGTTGCCTTAATCAGATAATATTGGAATGCCTCACTCAAGTCGTGTACTAGTTTCCAGGCACCAGGGTCTCCATAGTTTTCTCCATTCTTGGCAAGATAGTGTGCCAGACCAATATAACCTATCCCAAGTGATCGGCGCCTCTTGGTGAAGTTCTCTGCTGCCTTTACGGGGTAATTTTGATAGTCAATAATCTCATCCAAAGCACGAACAGAAAGATCGCAAAGTTCTTTCATATCATCAAAGTGCTTTAATTTTCCAACATTTATCGCAGATAGAATACAAGTTGCGACTTCTCCATTCTCATCATCAATATGCTGTATTGGAGTCGTGGGTTCGGTGATCTCCATACAAAGGTTACTCATATTAACCTTATCCAGATAAGAACTATGAGAGTTGCAGTGGTCAATATTCATAATGTAAATACGACCGGTCTCTGCTCTTTCCTTCAGAAGATCCAGAAAAAGTTCTTGTGCTCCAATAGTTTTTCTTGGAATAGACTCATCTTGCTCCGCATTTACATATATCTCATCGAATGAATCTGTACCAAAAGCATCATACAATCCGGGAACTGAGTGTGGGGAGAAAAGTGTGATCTCCTGATTCTTGATGAATCTTTCATAGAACAGTTTGGATATTTGAATTCCATAATCCAATTTACGAACACGATTATCTTCAGTTCCTTTGTTATTTTTGAGAACTAGAATGTCTTCTATTTCTTGGTGCCAGATAGGAAAGAAAACTGTAGCAGAACCACCTCTGATGCCGTTCTGAGTGCAGCATCGGACAGTTGCCTCAAACTTCTTAAGGAAGGGCACCACGCCTGTGTGTTGTACCTCTCCGCCTCTGATTTTGCTGTTGATGCCACGTATTCTACCAGCGTTAATGCCGATACCAGCCCTTTGTGAGACATATTTACCAATAGCCACATCGCTGCTAAAGATGCTATCGAGGGTGTCATCAACATCAACGAGAACACAAGATGCAAATTGACGAAGTGGAGTTCTGACTCCTGCCATAATCGGCGTTGGGATGTTGATTTTGTGTTTGCTGATTGCGTCATAATATTTTTTAACGTAATCCAAACGAGTTTCCTTTGGATATTTAGAGAAGATGGTAGCAGCAATCATCAGGTACATAAACTGAGGAGTCTCATAAAGAGCACCGGAACTTCTGTCCTGAACCAGATACTTATCAACCACCTGACGGAGACCCGCATAGGTGAAGAGATAATCACGCTCATGTACAATAAAGGACTGAAGTTTCTCAAACTCTTCATCACTATAAAGACTCAGAATCTCGGCATCATAGACACCCTTATCAACACAATTATGAACGTGTTCAATCAGAGTAGGGCACTCGTGCATACGACCGAATAACTGCTTGCGGAGAGCGAACAGAAGCAGGCGAGCGGCAACAAACTGATAGTTAGGGTGGTCTAGGTCAATCAAGTCGCTTGCAGAGCGAATTAGAATCTCCTGAACCTCCGATGTGGTAATGCCATCATAAAACTGAATACCGGACTGCATTTCAACTTGAGATGCCGATACTCCTGCTAAGTCCTTACACGCTTCTTCTACCATTAGGTGAAGTTTGTTTAAGTCAAGACCCTCAATCGATCCGTTTCTTTTAATAACCTTTGTTCCGTTGCTCATACTTTCTTCCATTCGTTAAACTTTACTTTTGCTTCTAAACCTGTTCGTGTATTCAATTTTAACACATCCATAACCGAAAGTCCAGCAAGCACCATATCATTAATGTCCTTTTGCTGAATAGATTTTGACCAAATCACAACCTTACTTCCACTCTCAATAATCTTATTCATACGATTACAGATTTCTCGATTTCGTGGTTCATTATCAAAGACATAAACAACATCCTTAAAATTGCAGGATGATACATCAACATCGGCACCACACATAGCGATTCCATTCTCTACAAACTCAGAGTCAAATGGTCCTTCGACAATATAAACCGTCTCATTTGCATTTACCTTATTGAGTCCATAAAGTTTGGGAATCGAATCATCCAAGATGACGGTAATGTATTTAACACTATTCGGTCCTAGTGCTCTTCCTTGAAATCCGAAGACTTCTCCTTCCCTAGTGTATAGTGGTATGACTATACGACTCTCATCCTTTACAATCCTACTAAATGTAGGTTTTTGAGTATTCACCCACTCCTGAAACTTGTCAGCAAAATAAAACTTTTCCGGATTGAGTTTTCTTTTTTCCAAGTATTCTTTAGCAATTTGATTGGACGATGCTTTAGGAAGATTTAGTTTCTTTTGGAAGACTGGTTTTGAGAACTCAAACTTTGGTTCTTCAACCACAAAGTTCTTACCAGTATGACCTTCCTTAAATTTCTCAAGTGTATATTGTTTGTGAAGAGTTGGGTCCAGTTCTTTGAGGAAGTTATTAAATGATAAACTTGACCCACAGTTATGGCACTTAAAGTTTGTATTAGTCTTTACGGCATACAAATATCCCCTTGTCTTACTTTTATTCTTTTGAGAATCTCCACAAAGAGGGCAGCGAAAATTGTAGAGGTTTGATTTAACTCTTTTAAATTTCTGAAGGCGTGACGAAACTAATCCAATATACTTGGAATCAATCAAATCCATTATAAAGGGTACTATTTTGCTTTTTCTATTCTAATCTTTTCTGCGTCTGGTGTCAAGACATCCACAACCATACTTGACTGAGAAAACGCAAAAGAAACTATTACTAAAGCACCCGCAACTAACCAACGAAACTTTGTTACGTCATCAACCTTTTTATCTACAGATTCTATACGATTATCTATCTTTTTTTCTAATGATTCAAACCTTTCGATTACTCTACCGTGCTCTTCTGTATTTTTATCTTCCATCACCCGAATTCGACTAAAAATTACCTCATCAGTCTTATTAGTATTATCCAACTTTTCTTCATGGACTGCTAACATCTTCGATATGCTTTGACTAGTCTGTCCCATTATCTGAATGGCTTCATCTATCTTTTTCATCATAACCTCATAGGAAGTAAGACGTTCTTCGAGAACCGCTATTTTTGTTTCGTTAGATGATTTGGTAAACATTTTTTTTGTTGGTGGGTATATGGTTCTACAAAACAAAAAAATCAAGTAGTGGTCTTGCTATTATTTATTTGGGTTTTCTTCTTTGCATTCTGGCAAGATTTTTGAAGAATGGGTTCCAATTCCTTCTCTTTCCTTTTCTCAAATCTACTGGAGGATTATCACCTGCTTCTACTGTACCGGCAATCTTTCCACCAGCAAGACTATTAGTAGGGGCAGCACCACCCTCACCCTCCTCTTTGAGATTATGAATAATATCAATAATCTTGTTTATATCCATTAGATTTTTTGTAGTTGAGATAGGCACTCAGAATCTTCAACAATTTCGTGTATCTGAGTTTTGGGATATTCCGGTAAACGATTTAAGAACAGTAAAAAACTTTTAATAGACGGCCACAGTTCCTTTTCTAAGTTATAGAATAATAAAGGAACTGCGGCATCATTAAAAACATTAAAGAGAATAATGAGATGATTTAAGATGAGATGAGTTTTTAATTCTCCGGTATTTTTATATCTTTTTAATAATCTTTTTACATATCTTATTCTTTTCAAATCAGACTCAAAGTCCTCCATCGTGACTGATTGAGGATTTTCATAATACTTAATGGCAAATAATATATAATTATTCTCATTCAACTCATCAAATCTCATAGGTTATTATGCGTAATCAAGAGTTGCTGCGTTAGAAGTTGCTGTTGCTCCACCAGTTGAAGTAACCACGGTACGATACTGGTATCCATCAGGAATATTAGCACCGACAGTTGTTGAACCAATTCCGACTGTTGCCGTAGTTACATTACTGTAAATTCCACCGTTGGCAAGGTTAGTAAATCCTGCACCAACATAAGAAGCATACTGCCACTGGAATGTGAGAGGTGCTGTTGGGGTTGCACTTGCTACAACACTAAATGATTGTGCCGCAGTTGTAGAAACTCCACTCAGACTTACTGGTTGAGTAGTAATTGTAATGTAACGGTCTGGGAATACGGCATCATCAAGAGCATCACCTGTTGCACCATAAGTTGCGGGTACATTAGAACTAATACCAGACATAGCTACGAGAACTTCTGATTTGACTCTTAAGTATCCGTGCTGGTCAATGTAAGTGTGAATCCCAACCCAACCGGCGTGTGCTACTTTATACTTAGAACCAGTTGCGGCGTTGGCAGCAGCTTCGTATTCATCTACACCATAAACTGCATTGGTTAAACCAGTAGAAGTGGTTTGAATACCTGCGTAATTTGAATCTTCTAATGTATAAACTGGTTTTTGCGTTAAAGTATATCCAACTCCAGAAATTGCTGCTCCACTCAGATATTGAGTTGTTGCAATTGAAACAACTAGATCCGAAGTAATTCCGGAAATTACTGCCTGCCCGTATGTACCTCCTACACCAATAACAATTGTAGTTCCAGTTGAAATACCAGCAGCGGTAAATGAAGTACCAGCTCCAGTAATAGTTTCAGTAGAGTAGTTTACTGAAACTGTACCGGGAGAAAATAAATTGTCTGCCTTGCCCCAAAGAGCCATGTTTCTTACCTATAAAATTCTTTTCTGATAATATTTATAAAAAAAGGAGACCTTGGTTTTGGTCTCCTTATTATTAACTTAGTTTAATTCAGGGAGTAGGGTCTACTGCACCTTTTTTCTTAAGATGTGTTTGAATTTGAAGAATTACAAAAGAAACAATTCCATTTGCTTTTAGTTGTGGAATTGAACCAAGTAATTCGGAAACAACTAGAAGAATAGTTGCTACTGTCGCTTCATTTGCAACAATCCATGCCCAGATAAGTCCAGTGGTCATAATTACCTCGTGTGAAGAGTTCTGTTTTATTTATGAACTAGGTTCCTCTAGTATCCATTCTAAAGTCTGCTGCTGCTTTTCTAGCATTACGGCGTAGTGCTGCTTTACGTTCTAAAGGACTAAGAACACCCTTTTTTCTAGCCTCCTCACTAGGAGAGGGTGGTTTTTCTCCACTCTTTGGTTCTTGCCTTGAACCACCATACTTCAGGGGTGGTTTATTTCTTTCTTTAACTCTAGGGTCGCCACCTTTTTGAGTTGGTCTACCAGTCTTTGTATTAATACCGGTTTCTCTTTCGGAACGATTCAGCTCATCAATCTGCTCACCTTCTGGTTCATAAGACATCTTAAGACCCATCAATCCAAGTTTAGTTCTTAATCTATCCCTCACAGTTTTCATAGAACGGGGGTCTTCCTCTTCACCATTCTTTTTTTTCTTATCATCAGAACCACATTCCATTTCTTCCTTTACTTTTTCTGGAAGACCTTTGTGCTTGGTTGATGCAAACTTCTTTGCTTCTTTTTTGGTAATTTCTTTTGCAGCTTGGGCAACTTCAGGACTTGCGGCAGGTTTTCCTTTTTTGGCAGCATAAACCATACCCATAAAACGCTGTTGTGCCTGACTAACTGCCTTTTCGGCAATCAGTTCACCCTCAAGTTCATTATGTGCCATTAGTCCCTTACCTTGTTCGGGAGCAACAACTACTTTATTCTTAACTTTTCCTTTTTTATAATCAATTTTTGTGGTATTAGAATCTTCGGTTTCTGCTTCGTGAATGAACTCTTCTTTACGAGTTGCGATAGCATTTCCAATCGCACCACGCCTCTTCATTAGGTACTTATCGGACTTATCCTTATCTCCATCATTATCAACATCACCATCTTCTTGACCTACGGGGTCTAATCCTTTACCTGCCGCAACTCTTGCCGTTTGAGAACCCTTCTTTCTCTCACCCTCATAAGGTTCGCCATACTGAGTCATCTCAACGGATTCAATATTTGGATTCGCACGAAGTTGATTAATTTTCTCACGGGTTGCCATTCTCACATAAGACCTTTTAGTATTCTTATCGGTTACTCTTACCTTATACTTTCTGTGCTCTGCCGAATCCAATTCTTCAACATAGGTTAGAGAAATTGGTTCTTGTTCTTGCTCGGTTCCTTCAACAAAAACCTTAAAGAGTGCCTTCGCAAGAGAATCTGATGCGGCACTCTTAAATGCAGGATTAAAATCTTCTGCCTTCATACTACTACCTTCTTTGCCGAATAGTTTTGCCTTGACCATCTTTCTTTCCTCACCTCCCATACTGCTATTTTGCATATATTGAGAAAATGCCTGAGGAAGTGGAATATCTTCTCTTCTTGCTCTATAACGAATATCATATACTGCCTGCTTTGCCTTTTTCTCAGGAGACTTTCCAGAATCTTCTTTTTTATCGTTCTTGTCAGTAGGACCAGAACCGGCAGCAGCAGGAGCAAATTTTCTTGCTGGCAATTCTTCGGCAATATGATTTTTCATATTAAGACTTTACTACTTTACTATTTTCTATACTTATTTATAAACTCCCTGATATTGGATACCTTATAACCACGATAGGGTTTTGCTCCGTATTGTAGATTTGTTTCGGGTGCCTCGGGAGTCATATCCGCAACATACTTATAGAATCCAGATGTTCCAACTAAAGTATTTGGTTTTCCAGGTTCTCTCATCTTTCTATTCATCGTAACTTCGGTATATTTCTTTGTTTCCATTACATCCTTAATCCAGGACTTAAACATCATACCAGATTCGGTTACACAAATCAGATAGTTAGTACCACGACGCAGGATTCTTCCAACAAGTCCGGTATTCAGATTCTCAACTAGTTGACCGATTTGGAAGATTTTTTCTGAAATATAATTCTCACGAAGAGTCTGGTAATCAAACTTAGGAGCAATTTCCCAGAGGTTCCAACTTTCATTAATACCCATAGATGCTCTTACGGAATCAAATAATTCCTGTGCCGATTTACGCTTCATCTCTGGCGGAAGACCTTCTCTAAACTTACGAAAATCTCCTTCGGCAGCGGCAAGTCTCATTCTGGAAGCCGACATTCCCTCAACACCTTTGGCATCGGGGTCTCTATCACCGGCAGAAACTACTTCAATATTATCAAAGGCATACAGTTGCCCGTTATAATTACCAGAAAGTTTCTCAAACTCCTTTACACGGTCAGAACCACCCACAATTCTAACATTCGTATATCCATCATTATGTGCCTTCTTAAGAACATCAAAGATAGTTTTATTTGCGGCATCATTCACAATTCTTTCACTATGAGCAGGAAACATCTGTCTCATATATGAAATCTTTGTATCAGGGTCCAGCGGATTCTTTTTCTTATCCTGACTTCTGGATGGATAGATTAGATAGTCTCCACCATCTGCCTGTGATGAAGCAGCGGCAACATCCATCAATTGCTGGTGTCCGACCGTAGGGGGATTAAAACGACCAAAAGCAATCGTAAGAGTTCCCTTGGTCTTAGGAACTGGTGGTGGCGTTGCCACCGGTTGTTGAGGTTCCTGTGCTACTGGTTGCTGCTCTGGTGCTGGTTCTTGCTGCTGCTGTGGTGGTTGTTGAGCATTTGGGTCATTATAACTTGGAGAAGGAACATCCTTTTCGTGTGGAGTTTGATTTGGGTCCTTTCCTACTCTCTGTCTCTTATTATAGAACTTTAACTTTCCACCTTCTGTTTTGGCAACAAACTCATTAGTTCTTCTATCATACCAACCACCGTGCCCGTCACCCTGCAATCCAACACGCTGAGCTTGGTCTGCTGCAGAAGTTGCTTCTGATATGAACTGAAAGAAACTTTTCATTACTTACTTAATTTTTTCTTACGAATATTCGCCATTATTGCTTCTTTATTAGCAACAATATAGTTTAATCCATTTTTTCTAATCTTAATATATTTATTCTTTAACAATTCTGATTTATTTAATTTAATTTCATTATCAAGAGTAAAGTAAAAATACTTTATAAAATCATTCATTACATCTTTTGGTAATGATTTTTTAGTGGTGAAGATATCAATAATATTATTAAGAAATGCTTGGAGGTCTTTCATATTAGAAACATTCCTGGTTGTGCTTCAAGGTAATTTCTTGGATAAAATCTATATGATTTTCCCATAGAAGCATTTGAACTTGCTACTTCCATTTTATATCTAATTTGAATAATTAAATTACTATTACCAGAAAGTCTAGTTCCATCCGGTTTTGAAAGATAAATCTCTATTTTGGGGTCTCCAGATGCATTCATTCTAGCACTATATCTACTGTTTGCAAGTATATCTCTAAACTCTCTATTGGCAACTCTGGTCTTTACTTGACCTGTGCTTGTAAATTTAACTAGTTCGGTATTTACATTTCTAGATAGTCCAAAAATAATATAATCAGCAAATTTAACTTTAGTATCCGTAGATTCTACAGTATCTAATCCTTCATTTAATTTTTCAGTTGCATATGCATAAACAAGTCTTGCCGCTTTTTTTAACTGTTCTCCACCACCAGTAGACTTTGCCGATTCCCTTGATGGATACTTTTTAGTGTATACTTCAATATCAAAAAAATTATCAATAAATTTCTGATATTTTTCTTGAATTGGAGATACATCTAAACCCATCTCACCAAAAATACTTAAAAACTTATCAAATCCTTGTCCCGATACTTGATGGAATTGTTCCCCACCAGAAACCTTTAAAGAATAGTCAATATTTCTAAACCTTTTATCAGGATTGGTGGGGGAATTAACTTCTACGTTAACATCTGCTTTAGTTCCTTTTTGGTCTAATGTTCCTGCAGCAGATATTCTAATATTATCTTCTCTTTCATTAATTGATAGTCCCCTTGCTTGAGCATTCAATCTACTATGAGAATTAACAAATGATACTGCACCGGATCTTAAATCTGAAACTTTATTCCAATTTGCTCTAACTGATAAAAAATCTTGAGCCTTTCTAGGAACAGATACTGTTACTGAAACCGTATCAATTACAGCACTCCCAACATCATTAACTTGTTTAGCATACCCACGCTTCATCATTTCAGTCAATATAATATCAACATCAGATGTATTTACAGTTGGTAATGTTTTTGAAGTCTTTAGTTTTGCTCTTTTTACAAACCGAGCAGCAACTGCGGCAGCAAAAAATACCTCAAATAAATCACCTCTATTTGCTGGAATAGATTCTGCCATAAGTATTTTATTTTTATTTAGTGCTTAAGACTACCGAAGGGTCATTCACCAACTACAGCACCAATCTTTTCATCAAGGTCTAAAATCACGGCACGAATGTCAGAAATACGAGGAGGAACAGAAAGTTCATCATAGGTATAACCTTTTTGATTCTCAAAAAGAATTTGACGAACGGCAGCGGCAGTCCGAACATCCATCTTAACAGATACTGTTTTAGTCATCAAATGTCTCCATCTTCACGATTTTCACTATAGTATGCGTCAAAAAATCCGTCTGGATAACGCTTCATCAGTTTATCAATATTAGTCTGAATTACTTCATCAAAAGAGACATCAAGAGCAATACACGCTTGTGCCACATACCACATCGTATCACCCAGTTCCTTAATCAAGTGAGTACGGGTCTCATCATTCCAAGACTTACCTTGAAAGACCATTTTCTTGACTATTTCTAAAAACTCACCACCCTCGGCATTAATTCCCACAGAGGCAGTCAGAAGACGCTCAATATTAGCACCTTTCTCATCCAACTGAACCATACGGTCAGAAAGAGCAAGGAAATCTTTGGATGCATCAGAAGTTACGGCATCTACGAAGTTCTGATACTTATTAAAATCAACTCGTTGTGTCATGAAAATTTAAATCCCTCAAATGATTTTTTTGGTTTATTTTCTTCATTATTATACTCCTCTTCTTTACCGCTGTCAAGTATGTCGTTTTGTGCGGACTGTTCTACATCATAAAGTCTCATTTTGGCACGGTCAATTCCAACAACGAAACGCTTAAAGATTGTTGGGTCATTATATCTGTTTTTAAGTTGCTTCACCATAATCTGCCCTAGACCTTCTAATTCCTCGGTACTAATCAGAGCAAACATAAGGTCGGCAGTAGCAGGAAGACCGAACGATTCAGAAGTATCGGTCAATTCTACATCGGAAGAACCAAAACCGCTCCTAGTCGTCTGTGTCGCACTCATAATAGGAACATTAAACTCTACTGCCAAACCACGAAGTTCTTCGGCAATAGACTTAACCAAAGTATAAGAATTGATATTACTACCACTCTTAAATCGTGAGGAGGAGCAAATATTCAAATAGTCAATAAAGATAATATCAGGTCTAAATGATTTCTTCAGAGCAAGTTCATTCAGAAGTGCCTTGAAGTGCCCGGAGTGTGCCGAAGCAGTAGGATATTCTTTGATTACCAAAGAACCCCGAGTCTTCTTGGAAATACCATTTACTTTATTCTCAAATGCTGAGCGTGGTAAATCAATCAGTTGTTGAATTGGAACATTAAGAAGATTCGCATCAATTCTTTCGGCAATTCTTTCTTCTGCCATTTCAAGAGTAATATAAAGAACATTTCTATTCTGTAGTAAGGCAGAACTGGCAACGTGACACATAAAGAGAGATTTTCCAACTCCAGTATTGTGAGAGGAAACTCCATTAGTGTAATATCTATGATTTGGATGATTTACATTAATATCTACAATAGGTATTTGTTTATTGTTTTTATAAACCCGACCAATTTTAATACCCTCGTTAGTAATCAATTTGTATATTAAGTTAGATTGTTCCATTTCTTTAGCGGAAATCCAACCTTCAGTAGTTTCAAACAAATGGGACTCATTACAACTAACTTTATTACCCCCCATCATAAGCAATTCATATTCTTCATACATCCCCTTATTAATAAAAAAATTAACAGGAACATATCCATCGGGAGAATCAACCTCCACTTCATATCCATTATCAAGTAATGTTTTGATTTCAGCAATCGATGTTTCTTTTTCAATCCACATTTTGTATAAATACCATTAGCAGGGACAGGGAAATGTTTAATCAAATCTATTCTAACTTATGTGAAGGCAATAAGTCAAGAAAAGAAAACTATAAAAAATATTCTGGGTTACACGAACATCATATTATTCCCAAACATATGGGGGGAAGTGATGAAGATTTTAATCTAACATATTTAAATGTTAGAGAACATATATTGGCACATTATTTGTTGTGGAAGATATATAAAAATCCAAATGATTTAAGGTCTATGAAAATGTTGGGAGCAAACTTATCTCCACAATATAGAAAAATAACAGGAGAATTTTGTCGTGACAATAATATTGGTATTTTTTCCATTCCATCAAATGAAAGAAAAAAATGGACAATAAAAGGAATAGAAAGTCAAAAACAAGATTACTTAACAAATCAAACAAAAAATTTTTACTATTGGAGCACCGAAGAGGGAAGAAAAGAAAGGGCATCTCTTGGAGGAAAGAAGATGGGGTCAAAAGAATTTAGTTATTGGGCATCTAATGAAGGAAGAAAAACACGATCATCATTAGGGGGAAAGGCGCATAAAGGAAAAAAGGTAATGCATTTGCCCGGAACAAAGGGATGGAAAAGAATATCACCAGAAGAAGTTGATATAAAACTAAATGAAGGTTGGAAGTTTGGAACTGGAGAACCAGCACCAAACTCCAAAATCAAGAAATCTTCCTAAATCTAATTTTAACTATAGTTTCTGGATGAACGCAACCGGCAAGAGCAATATTCAGAGTCTTATTAGGTAATCCACCTTTTGTGATTTTGTTGAAATATTCTAGGTCAAATTCAATCTTATCTTCTTTACGATGATAAAACTCATATCGTTCCTCATAATTCTGAAGATAATCGTGACCTATATTATTATCAAAAGATACTGCCAAGGCATCGGAAAGAATACTGGGAATGGCATCTCTACCTTTTTTATCATCCTTACCATCGGCAATATGAATGGACTCCATGAGTGCCAAGTAAATAGCACGGTCACGGCACCACTTTTCGGTAGTATCCAGTATCCACTGCTTATCCACAGGACTATCATTAAGTTTAGAAAGTAATTCTACTATTTCCTTATTTTCAGATTCTGTCAAATCTCTACGATTATCAATCTCAATATTGAGTGCTTCTATTGTAATTGAAGAACCATACTTAACGATGAACTCAACAATTTCCTCAAAAACTATCTTTTCTACTCTTTGCTCATAGTACTCCGGTTGAATAAAAGGAATAACCTTTCTGGCATAGTCTTCATTAAATACTAAGTTTCTAAGGATTGTAAGTTCAAGTCGTTCCATTATTTTAATTAAAGATTTCGTTTATGATGCGGAACATCGAATACAAAAGTAATTCTAATGTTGTCGCCAATATTAACTGCCTTATGGGGTAGTTTATTATTGAACCAAAATAGTGTTCCCGGTTCAATAGTTGTAGTTTCATCCCCAACAGTATACTCGTATTTTCCCTGAATGGAAAGGTGATATCTATCCTTCGTAAGATAATAAGTTCCTTCGTCAATATGAGAACCCACAATTTCACCGACTGGAAGTGCCAAGAATCCACAACGACGGAGTTTCTTAAAATACTTTCCCAAGTAATTAAGAATCTCCGTATGTTTTTCATATGCCGGGGTTTTAATACATATTTCAGTATTCCCGACATATTGGTTCTCTTTTTCAACTCCACCCATTATAAGTTGCAACACATCCACAGTAACAGTATATTCTGTGGGGTCTAGTTGTTCGGAGTCTTCAATATTTTTTTGAGAACCCCAGTCTTCAGGATATTGCTTAAGTTGTTCTAATATTTTAGAAACATTTACATTAGTTTTTATTATACGAATATTTTTCATACACCATAACTAAACTCACCCTTGGCAATCACATCAAGTTTTTCCATTACTTCTGGTGTAAAATATTTTTCGGTATTTTTTAAGATTTCTTTGGCATAAAGTTTCTTACCATCAATCTCATAACGACCTGCTACATTCTTCCAGAGTCCACCAATCTCACCAAGTTCAAGAAGACCGTAGTAACGATCAAGACCGCGCTCATCATAATACAGACGGATTTCAACATCTTGATTCTCCTTACTTAAACGTGATTTGTGAGTCTTTGCCCTGATAATGTTTCCAATTACTTCCGTTCCATCTTTTTCTTTTGACTTAGAAAGATAGATAATTGTAGACGCTGCATATTGCAATCCAGAACCACCAGACATTTGTTTACCACCATAAAGAGACATCGACTCATAGGTGTGATTTGTCACTAGCATAGGAATCTTTGCCTGTCCCAATTTGAGAGTCAGCATACGGAAGGCACCTTTGATAAGTTGTGCCTTCGTCATATCACGAGTATCCTTCTCTGCCAGAGCATCATTAATTTCTTTGTTGGTAGAAAGCATTCCCAGAGAATCTAATACAAAGATACAAGGGTTTCTTTCATCCTCTTTTTTCTTTAGGTAAATATCAACTGCCTTGAGTGTTTTGGTACGAAACTCTTCTACCGTAACTACATTGACAACCACCAGACGACTTGTGTCAACTCCCCTACTTTCCAGAAGGGATTTTGTGATTGCTGCTTCAGTATCAAAATACAGACAATATCCAGTAGGATTATTATCAAGGAAATTTTTAACGACGGCAAGACTGAAGAAAGTTTTTCCAGTAGAAGTTTCACCAGCGATTGCAGTAATCTTATTCCCAGATACACCACCAAATATACTGCCGGATACAAGAGCATTAAAAATGTACGAACCCGTATCCACATAAGTTTCAGTTTCATCAATATCCGAAGCGAGTTGAGTGTATTCTCCACCAATCTCCTTCACTATGTCACGCAAAAAATTTAATCCAGAATCTGCCATTTTTCTACCCATTTTTAATGATTATACTACAAAAACCACTTCAAGTCAACTTTGTTGAGGAACAGCACGATAACCTTTATGTGATTTCGTATTCCTTTTATAATTAAGAAGATTCCAAGTAGTTCCAACATCTAAATTATTTTCTTTACAAAATTTAGTAATATTTTTCCCACAAATAATTTCACCCTGAGGATTTATAATTGAAAATTCTTTACTTTTCTTCTCCACTATTTTATTTACAATTTCAATATCTCGTTTCTTTCCATAAAGATAATGCTTTTCCCCACTTCTTGCTTCACTCCATTTTTTCTTGGTTTCTTCTGTGTGAATTCTGCCTTTATTTGCTTCACTTATTTTTAACTTAGATTCTTCACTATGAATTTTTCCTTTCCAAGAATCTAATAATTTATTTCTATGTTCTTGAGTTAAGGGTATTCCATATTTTGGATGATTTTCTCCACTTTTAGATATACTCATTTTATTTCTAGTTTCCTCAGTCATAACATATGGTTTTTTACCTTTCTTTGATTCGGACATTCTAATTCTTGCGATTCCATAAAGATGAGAATTATAATATCTACCTTTTGATTTCATTAAAATATGAGCGTGAATCATTTTAGTAGTTTTTTTATCCTTAATTCCACACCTCTTAATATAAATCTTTTCCAATAAAGCGTGAGCGATATAATGTTCCCTTGATGTTAGAACTACAATCCTTTTATTATTTCCAAAGATACTTTTTGGAAATGTATGATGCTTTTCTGTATAACCTTCAGGTGGAGTTCTGTTCTCTACTTTCCTGATAAGATTGCAATAATGCTTTAGATAGTTCATTTATATTCTATTGAGAGTGCATTACTATTTATAATAGAAAAGGTGCCCTGAAGCACCTAATCTTCCTGTGAAATTGCACTCTCAACAGGTGTAGTTATTTATCTTCCTGTTTTTGTTTATTGAGATAATTCATTTTATAAGACCAAAGTTTTTGATAAAGAGCAGTATCTCCACCAATCCTCATAGCACTAATAATAGTATTCAGTTCTTTTTCGTTAATAGGTAAATTCATCAGGTAAAAAATGAATCAAGATTTGTTGTATGTTCGGTTTTCCATCCAATCGAATCCAAAATAGACTTGAGTGGGTCTAAGAAACTCTTCTCAAATTGTAGTTCATAATCAATATATTTGTCAAGTCCCAATTCCTTTGGAAATTCGGAGATGAAGGAAATAACATTCTCTTGTATAATATTGGGTTTTTTTAAGAAAATATACTTAACTTTCTCACCATTATTAATAAGTGAATATTTGTTAGTAAGTTTTTTCTCTTTTATATAATGATTGAAGAGAAGTGCTCCACGAACATGAATTGGAGTTTTGGATGCGTAAATATTTGATGATGAATAATATTTACGGACATCAGATGCCGTTCGGGGAAAAGCAATTTGCTCTGGTGGAAGAGATTTAAATTCTTGGAGGCACTCATCAATAAATCGAATCACCTCATCTTCAGTTCCACTCATCATAATCTTCAGACCATCTTTAATCATCTTGCGGCAAGGTGCCGGAGTTGAAGACTTGACTGCCTCAATACCCATCATCTTCAATTTAGGTTCGGTGTATCGCACACCTTCACTATCCCAAACATTCAGAATGTAACGCTTCTTGGCAGTCCAAATTCCACGGTCGGCAATATTCTCCCGTTTCATTTGCATCTTTTGATCGTATGCGTTTACATAGTCCGCCAGTTCTTGGTAGCAACCTTCAATATACTTTTCAAGTTCCACCTTACAGATCTTATCAAGGAACGAAACAACGCTTTCAGTAGTTTTCTCTCTTCCCTGGTATACAGTTTCAACCAAAGGACCCATATTGAGATAAATGGAGTCAGTATCAGAAGCAATAACATAATCAACACTCTTAGTTTTAAGAACTTTGTTTAGATAAGAGTTCATCTTCTCTTCAATCCAACGAATGGCAACCTGACCCGAAAGAGTAATTGCCTCAGCATTTGCTAGTTTGAAATAACGGAAATACTGATTCCCAATAGCACCATAAGCAGAGTTAAGAGAAATCTTTTTTGCCATTTGGATGTTATTACATCTTGCAATTTCTTTCTCAAGTTCTTTTGATTTTTTCTTCTCATACTGTTTTTTTGCCTCAATCATCTTCTCCTTATATACAACACGATCATTATACATTTTCTCCATTAGTTCTGGAAGAAAACCACGAATGTCCTTACGGTACATAGCACCATTAGGGCAAACTGCATAATCCTTATACATATCAAAAGTAAGTTCCTGATTGAGAATTTTATCCACGGTTACACTAGGATGCCTTTCTTCAACAAGTGTTTCGGGACTTACATTAAATTGCATAATCAAATGTGGATAAAGACTGTTTAAGTCAAAATTAACCACCCAATCATACTTTCCAGGAATTGGTTCTTTTACATAAGCTCCAGCATACTTGGAATCTTTATCAGTTTTTTCTTTCGGAGGAATTACAATATTCCTCTGCTTAAGATAATTATAGATAATCGTATCCCACATTCTTACCTGAGAAAACACATCCTCATAGTTTACCTTACCATCATATGCCATAGTCAAGGCAAGTTCAATCAGTTTCATCTTGTCTTCCAAACGGTCAACAAGTTCTACGTCAACGATGTTGTATTCTACAAACTTCTGCCAACCTTTAGTATAGAAGTCCTTAAAAGTATCAAACTCAGAGTGATCCAGTTTTTTCTGATTGAGTTCTACGCTGGCAATATGATCTAGACGATAAGATTCCTGCGCTTTATAAGTGAATTTCTTATAAAGTTTAATGTAATCTAATTGACTAATACCACCAATATCATAGGAAATGTGCTTTCTTCCAGATATGTAAACTTCATCCTCAGTCACAAGACCCCAGGGTGACATACGCTTCATCAATTTCTCACCCAAAACTCTATCCAGGCGACGAACGAGATAGGGAATATCATAAAGTTCACTGTTCCAACCAGTAATAACCTCTGGAGTATTATCCTCAATCATCCACCAGTGAATAAAATCATTTAATAGACTATACTCATCAGAGAATCCTCGGTAAGAAACATTTGATTGATTATTATCAAACTTACCCAATCCCCAAGTACGAATTTGTTTCGTATTATAGTCTTGAAGTGTAATGAGTAGTACTTCTTCTGCCGCATTTTCCACATCAGGAAATCCATTTTCGGATGCAACCTCAATGTCAATTGTGGTAAGTTTAATTTTACTAATATCAAACTTAATTTCATTTTCCGGATATTTGTCCGAAATATATTGATAGATGTACTTGTCGTTTCCGTAAATTTTAAAGTTTTGTACATCAGTATACTTCTTAATAAACTCTCTACAATCCCTTACAGAACCAGGTTGAATAGGTTCTACATATTCTCCCTGAAGTGTCGTATATTTGGTTGTTTTTTTAGACGGAACAAAAAGAGTAGGAGAGAACTTCTCACGGGTCATAAAATGTCTACCATTTTCATAACCACGAACCAAGAAGTGGTCCCCAACCATTTGCACGTTTGTATAAAAATTCATCAGGCAGTTAATTCAAGATACTTGTTAACGATTTCGGGAGTTGGTTCTGCGATTGTGAGAATACTATCAGAATGAATCATTAATTCGGTCTGATTAGTAACCTCGGGCCAGGGTTTCATATCATCCACACTAAAAAATTCATATGGATTAATTAACTTACAATCAGGTTCACCAAGTTCGGATCCAATCTCAACAATTTCGGTAATTAAGATAGTATCAACCTTCAAGAGAAGACACTTCACATTCCTTTCCATTTACTTTTTCCTCATACATTTGTTTGATAGCCTCTACTGGTTCAACAATTGTCACAACCCAATCTAGACGAACTGGAATCTCATTATCACTTGTAAAGAGAATCCAGGAAGAAAATGTTACACTAACTGTACCATCTTCTGGTTCTATTGGTTCTTCTGTTAAGAAGATTGAATTGCTGATCTTCATTTTATGCGGATTCGTGAACAAATATCCACATACTTTATCTTCAGAAATCAACTCCTTAATATCGGCAATTACTGATTCTCCAGATTTTAATAGAGCAATTTTTACAGACATTTTTAGTTTTCCTCTCAATTCATTATAGCATAAAAAAGGGAGGTGTCAACTGGTTTTTGCCAGTTACCTCCCTGCGGCAACGATATTCAATTATATTTATAGGTACTCTTTTCTGCTATGGTGTTCTGGAATAATCTTTCCTAGTCGAATGACAAGTAGTCCGTCTTCAAAGGTGACTTCTCGGACTTCGGTATCGTCGGATAGTGTCCATGCTCTCTTGAAACTTCGTTGAGCCAGACCCTTGTGGACAAACGTCCTATCCGATTCTGTATCTGATTTTTGCCCCTCGACAAAAAGTTTTCCATACTCTGTGAAGACATTTACTTCCTCCTTTTTAAATCCT